CAGATCGCCGCCCTTCAATCCAGCGTCTCTTCCTTCAGTGATGGCTTGATTAGCTTCAGTAGCGGCAGCTTGCCCTATGATTGCATAGGGGCCAGCAGGGCCAGCTAGCACGGCCATCGGTAGCGTTTGACCGACACCTCGTAGCCCGCGCTTAACGGACCTTGTGACAGGTCCGCCAACATCCGTTTCGGCTTTAGCTTGCGCGAATGCTTCTGCAAAACGGTTAATGAAGTCAGCCTTCTCATCTTGTCCAGTGGCACGAGCCACCATGCTCGTTGGCGCAGCCGCTAATCCGATAGCAGTTGCCTTTAATCCAGGGAACCATGATTCATCAAGACTTTTACGAGCGTGTTCAACCATGCCCTGCTTCTGGTCCTCTATGGCACTTCGCTTCTCTGAGTCAATTGCTTCGCCGGAACTGGATATCAACTGGTCAATGAACTCGTTAGACTCCACGTTCGGAACCTGCTTCTTCTTAATGTCCGGGCCAGCACCAACAATCAGAGCATCAATCTCATTGTTCTGTTCACTGTTAACCCCTTTGGATTGCAGCAGCAGTTCGTCTATCTCGTCATTAGTTGGCATAGTTATTTTCTCTGCCTTCTGTATTCCATAAGTTTCTCGCGCGATTCTCTAAAGGCCGACTTGACATGCGACGGCATCTGCTGATAACTACCGTACCTATTGTTCATGGTTTGCATATAAACCTTAGCCATCCCGATATCCTTCGGGAGTGAAATATCAGACTCAGATACATCAAAACCAGACTGCGCAGCTTGCTCATACCACGGAAGCTCTTTCGGCCTATCCTCCGGGTACGCAGACCACATGGCCTCTTGAACTTCATCAGGTGTACGTGAACGCTTTCCAGCCAGGCCCTCTTCGATGGAACTCTTAATCAATTCCTTGCGGAAACCGCGCTTCTCTTTTTCTAGCGCAGCTTCATTTGAAGCCCGTGACTGCGTGGCCTTCAATTCAGTTTCATTGTTTTGCCACTCGGCGGTTTTTCTAACATCAATTTGCCAAGTCTCGCCATTCGCCTTCCTACTTGTCTTTACACCATTATTATCCCACACATCGCCAACCCCCTGCCCTTTTGGCCAAGGCGTAGTCTTCGGGAGATCAGATGGCTTGATTCCAATTATCTTGAGATCGGCAGCGCGCTTGACGGCAACCTTCTCTTGGTCAGAAAAATCTGGATTCGCATCCATATCCTCTTTTACTCTTTTCCATTTCGCAATGCCAGACTTTTGTTTTGCTGTGTATTGCAACTCGAAATTATCAGCGTCAAAGCGTGCCTTTGCTCGCATTTCCTCCATCTCTGGGGTAACGCTAACAGTTTGAAAGCCGCCAACAGTTCGGGACATCCACCCAAGCGGGTTCTCCCAATCCTTGGTCTGCTCATATTGCTGCCGACTGACACGTCTCTGCTCGTCAGTGAACTCAGGGTCAGACTGAATAGGAACACGCTCGGTCGGAAGACTAGCCTTGGCGGTTTTTGCATCACGCTCCTCGAATTGTCTTGCGCGCGCCTGCTGGTGAATGTCGGAACGCTGAGCGTTTTCGCGCGCCTTGCGCGCATTCATCATTCGCACATACTCTTCCTCGCGCCTTCTGTTTAGGTCATATTGCGAATGACCTAACTGTGTGCGACTATTTCTCGCCATTATGTTATCCTTAGAAAGACGGGAAGTTGTATTTCGGAGTGGCTGCCTGTATCCTGGCCTGCATCACTCCAGAATCCGGGGCCTGATAATTAAAACCCTGCATTACGCCAATCTTCTGCGCCTGCATCTGGTCAGCCAGCCTATTCAACGAAGATTGCTGCTCTCGTTGAATACCCATACTCATGGTAGGGGCTACAGTAGTATTAGACATACCAAGGCGAGCTAGGTTCTGCATCCCACTGGCTTCCTGAGCACCATACGAACTGCGAATATCAGCAGAGCGCTGTCCAGTTGAGGCATCTACAACGCCTAGCTGCTGCTGGTACTTCGCTTCGTTGCTTGCCTGCGCTTCAGCAAAAGCTCGGTTATACTCGCCCATCATTGTACCAAGCCCGGTTTGCTGCTGCTGTTGCATCCCGAACATTTCACGATACAACTGCATCTGCTGACCAAATTGATCCTGTTGGGCCTGTTGGGCTTGCTCCTGAAGTTTCAGTTGATCGAAAGAAAGATCAACACCGGGCCCCTTATGTGGTGCAGCGCCGCCAGTCCAGTACCCTAGCCCCTGCGCCGGTGTGTTCGATGGTCCGTGTGCGAAATTTGCCATAATTATCCACCTTTAGCTAATGTGTTTTTAGTAGTCGTACGTATTTTCACTAGACGAAAAACTGACCGATCCGCCATCCAAGCTAACGCGCGCTGTACCAATTACCCCGACCGTACTAACATCCCCAAAGCCAGTCGCCGTAGAATTGTAATTATACGTAATGGTATTTAAATCTATTAGAGCGTCACTGTTGTCATAGACACGAATCGTAAATGACAAATTTGCTGCACATTCACCAGTTGTATCGTCGTATCCGCTGCCATTCCAGTGCATTCCACCAACCGAGCGGGCCTCGCACTTAAAATACACCGTTGCGGAACTAGTAAGCGGGGTTTTTTTATACAGCCTAGAGCTTTCTATCGAATACCCAACACCATCAGCCGCAACAGTCTCAAGAAGATCGTAATCGCCAATCTGACCATAAAATATCAAGCCAGCATAGCCATTGATATAACACTTTATTTCAGAATCACCATACGCAGAATGAAAACCGTCAACATGCGAATTTGACGTTTGTGATACAGTGCAACTTACCGTAACATAGTAAGTTGTCGGGGAACCGGCAACAACATTTATCGCTGCCGTCTCCTCGATTGGCCAGTCTTCCCCGAACGGCTCGGTGATTACAGTAATGTTAATTGTATCGCCAATCTCCACATCATGGAATGCATATGTTCCATTATCCTCCCAGAATTCACCGCTCTCTGTAAACGTGCCACCAGGGCCGCCAGTTGAAGTTACATCAACTGACCATGTAGCAGAATTACTCGTTGGCCTACCGGTGGCGTATGTAACATGATCCGTTAATGTGAATTCAATATCGGCAGTTGGGTCGCTAATAGATATTTCGGACGGAGCCTCCAGAGTACCGCCATACGATGGAACATATCCAGGCGGCAACACCCCAGGAAACGGCCAGTAGGCATTCCAGTCATCGGGGTAATCTGGCTCGGCATCGGCGTCGGGTTTTGCTGTGTATGCACCTGACATTTATGCACCCAATTCCGTTCTACTGCCAATTCTAGTTCTCTCTAAGTGCATACCGACCTGCGTAATGTACACGTCGTCGCCATACTCAGTTCCGCCGGTTGCCGCAATTCTCTTGATTCGCACTTTCACTTGCGCACCGATGAGGTAGTTGGTTAGTGTAACGTTGCCAAGATCAAGGTAAAAGTTCGTTAGCGCAGCACTGCCAGTTGGTATTGTATCTTCCGCCGTCAATACAGCTTGTTCCACCCACACCTCATCAGTATCGGCATATGCTACCCACACAGAAAACTTAGCATACTGATTTACTCCAGTAGACTGCGCAGTCTTAATGGTGAAATGCACATGCAAATGACCTGCGGTTCCTTCTTTCCACCAATGCGGAATTTCATTAGCCTGAAGGTCAAGATATTCATCAATACTAAATGCCCATTCATTCGTATTAGTTGTGAATGTTTCCCAATTCGGTTCGCCGGAGGCCGGTGTAACCTTTCCAGTTGACACAGGAAACTGTAAGTCTTCATACGTGGAAGTCGCCAGCACAAGCGTCTTCGCTGCACCCGTAGTTATCGTCAAATCAGTTGGAGCTGAAGCGTCTGTTTTAATTTCAGGCGCAAGAACCTTAGCGGTAGTTAAATCCTCAAGTGCAGTGAGATGTCCATTGACAGTGAGATATTGAGCGGCTGTAGTGGCAGCAAAGATACCATACACCAATGCCTTAACTTTACCGTCAGCTAAATTTGTCCTCCACGCATTGTCTATATATAAACTGTTCCCGGCTGTTTCGTAGAACCCTGCACCGTATCCAATGAATACACCGGCGCTTCCGGTGGACGTTACGCCAGCCAATACTCCGATTGCAACATTATTATCGCCAGACACACAAGCATTTAGCGCACTTCCGCCAATAGCAGTATTCTGGTGGCCATCTACAATTACACTGCCAGCCTGCGCGCCGACCAAGGCATTGTTGTAGCCATCAATAATTTTAGTACCGGCTGAATATCCAATTGCCGTATTATTATCTGCCGTAGTTTGTACTTTCAATGCCGATGGGCCAATTGCGACATTGTAATTGCCAGATGTCATCGCTGCACCAGCATTATATCCAATCATCGCGTTGGCAATACCGCCTTCGAGATTACTGCCAGCACTATATCCAATTCCGATATTCGTGTTGCCAGTCAATGTGAAATTACCAGCATAAGGCCCAAGGAATAAGTTATTTTCTCCATAAGCGTGAAAATATCTAACTCCATTCACCCGAATTGTCCCGACAGCAAGTTCTGCCGTTGTTGGCAATGCGATCGACTGCACAGATAGCGTAACACCATCGAAAGTAAAGCCATCAATGTCGGTTAGTTTGGCATTCACAGTTCCCGTAGCTGAATAAATAACCCTACCTGCCGTCAGAGCGAGTGGCTCCAGGTCTCCATTTACTGCCAAAAACTGGCTTGCTGGCGTAGCATCAAAAAGCCCGTAGAGCAATGAGTTTGATCTGTCATTTGCTTCTGATGCTTGGTCTATTGAATTGACGAAAAATTTATAGGATGCCGTCTCGTAGCTACCTGCATAATAACCCAAACCTACATTATAAGCCGTGGAGCCCGTGTTGCCAGCCATCCTACCGATAAGCGTGTTCCCCGATCCAAGCGTACCACTGCGCCCAGCGCTGTCACCAAACAAAGCATTTCCTTCACTAGCCGCTCCAGTGCCATATCCAGCGAATGCACCGCATGCAGTATTAGCGACACCTGTGTCCATATCATGTATTGCACCCCATCCAGCAGCCGTATTGTAATTACCAGTTGTGTTCAAACTGGCAGCCGCGTTACCAATAAAAGTATTATACGAACCTTCACTGTTATTGATTCCGCAATCTGCGCCAATACAAACATCCCAACTGCCGGTGGTGGTATTTTGCCCAGCACCAGAGCCAACGAAAACATTAGCTCCTCCAGTAGTTTGCTCCCTACCGGCATATGCTCCTATAAAAGTACATTGATCGCACGTTGTAGCATCTTCGCCAGTCTTAACACCCAAGAATGTATTATACTGTCCAGTTAGCCCCGTGGTGTGACTTATTGAGCCACCACCGTCCGAGAAGATTATCGTTCCAATGAAATCAGTTTGATCTGGCAGATATATTGTCTGGACGCTATTGATAAACAGCCTTCCAGTAAGATCGAGTACACTTTCGGTAAAAGTTAAGTTGGCACTATCGACAAGAGTGTTAGGATCACTCGCATACGGAATTCTCGTAGCGGTCAGCCCAGCGGTATCAACATAGCCACCGCTTGCGTGATCGCCCCATCCATAAGCAGTATCGTAGTTCGCATGATTATAGGTCGTCTCGTGGTTCGCCGCTAACCATGTAGCTGCCCTTCCGTCAGTGTGATAGCTTGTGTGGTCGTCATCACCCAACCCGCCAATACTGCCATGATCCACGCTCGACTGGTCGAGACTGAGCGTATCATTAGTTAACACAATTGGCGAAGTCACGGCCAGGTTAGTATCCACCGATATGTCAATACCACTAAGGCTAGCTCCGGTGTGCGTATGCCCAGGATCAGCACCGCTATTTATGTTTGTACCAATAACAGCATCAGCAGCAGGTGAATCCTGAAGCAATCCGTCGATCATTACTGCTGGGTATCTGTCTGCCACGAGGCTACCTTAGTAAGTATGGTTGTCCGATTTCAATGTCTAGCGTATCCACTAGTGTTGCTATACCAATACGAACCACATAATTCCCCGAGGCGGTGGGAGCGGTTTTAGAAAGTTGCCCAGCGCCCGTAGCTGGTACATAATCATCAATTTCAAACTCGACCTCCCTAATGCTCGGGTAATTTGATCCCTGGCCGCTTACCCCCAATAGCTGATAATACCTGTAACCTGCGGTATTCCCATTTAATTCCGTTTGGGTCTGCGTGGTTGCACCAGCAAGAACAAACGAGTTGCCTATATTCGTCCAGTCAGTGCCATTATTAGAACCCTGCCAGCGCCAGTACCCATGATTCGAGATATCGTTCTGATACCAAATAGCTTCTGTAATATGTTTAGATTCCCCCGCCCCGAAATCAAATCGTAGATATTCCCCAACAATTAAGTCTTCACCAGGGCCGCACCAGTTAATACCACCTGAACCAGTTGCCCCGTCTACTAGTTCTGATAAAGCACCGCTGTTGATATTTACTATTGAGGTTACTGTTATTGATCCCGTTCTATCGCCAGTTCCACCAGAATTCCCGTAGTCTGGAGTGTCGCCACCAACCCCAGATGCATCTAAAAAATAAGCTGCGCCCGGGGTCAGCGTACCCGTGCCAGTCACCGACGACCAATCAGCGCTAGTAAGTGGTCCACTTGTCTGGATCGTCGCCGTTACACCAGAACTATAATCATCTATTAGTAAGCCAGTGACGAGGTGCGTTAATGCTGACGAAGCCTCGGCTAAATCGACATGCTCCGTTACTAATGAATAAACAGGCTGTCCCTTAGCGCCATTACTATCTATTTCAGCGTCGAATTGAGGGACAGCACCAGCGACCTCAGTATCAACGTAGCCCTTTGTGGCTAGGTCAGCATCGGCCACTGGATCAACGCCTCCAACTACGCCAGAAAATGCCCTGGTCCCATCTACTAACGAGTAAATGGTATGATCGTCATCCCCGAGTCCGTTAATCGCCCCATGATCTATATCGGTTGTTAGATTATGCGTATTCGCAAGCGCGTTATGGTCTATCTCTCCGTCGTTTGTTGTCAGCGTGACAAAGTTGCCGCCATCAGTAAATGTAATACCCGTACTAGTTCGTAGGATTCCATCACTAAATGCAGCGCCAAGATAGTCGGCAGTTGCGGCAGAATCAATCTTAGCTTTACCTGCATCGCTGACCAAGGTATCGAGCGCTGCGCCGTCTACGGAAATATCCCTTCCGTCAATTGTAATGGCAGCGGTTACTGTCAAGTTGCCAGTGAGTTCTATAGTTCCATCGGCAAGGAGATACCCAGCAGCGCCATGGTCGCCCCACCCGTATGCCGTGTCCCAATCCGTTGAGTTGTCGGCAGTAACAGAATAAACTCCAGCACCATCACATATAAGTATTCCATCTAGCGCATCCAGCGTAGTCCAGTTAGCTTCGAGGACAACTATAGCTGCCTCAACTACAACTAAGTCGGCGCTAGACTCATCACTGTCAGACCGCAATCTCTGGATTGCCCTGCGAACTTCTACTGTACTATTTGGGTTTGGAGCTTTTTGCATTTACGGTATACGCCTCTTGCCGCTCTCTTGGAGAACAGCAGAAATAGTCTCTACTGCCCATTTGCGCTTCGAGGTTCCGGTCATCTTTAGCGTAAACGCCTGACCTCGCCCCACTGGTCGAACAGTCGCATTTAATCCCTCTTCCCATGTTCCAGAATCAGATGCATCAGCACTAGACGCACCCTCAAACGTATTGGCTGTCGCCACTTCCCAATCGACATCGCCGCTTCCATCGGCTATTACGGCGTCAATGGAATTCAGTATCCCAACTTGCGAATCTTTCGCAAGAGCAATCGGACCAATAACAGTATACGTTTCATAGGATGTACCGCAGTCGCTTTCCGCTAGATCATTCAGTCTTCGCAACGTTCCGTCACGCCCGCCAAGGATTATGCCAGAATCCTCGATTGCTATTGACTGCAATGCGCACGTAGCAGTTGGCTCGTGATCCGAAGCTAGCGTGACTGGCCAGAAGGTCTTGCGCTCCCAGTCCATCCACCAATGTACACGAGTGTTGGACGACTCGGGCGTTAAGTAGACATGGATTCCGCGTCCCTGCACGTCATACTCAAGCGAAACCGAGAGCATGTCTGGGTTGATATTCAGAAATTCCCGTGGCAGCGTTTCCCTTGAGAGCGAGATTGGGAACGTGTCGCCACCAGGGGGAAGCGAATACAATCCATCTAACGAAAGGAAGACAAGCTCTCCCGCTGGCCCAAGACACCATGCGTCCTGGCCGATGATCCCAACCGTATGGCTCAAGGCATCTAGCGCACCGCCGAACGCCGGATCACCACGCAACCTCCACAGAGAGTCCCTACACCCCATGATTAGGTAGTCGTCGCTATGCGGTATCAGCGCCGTGATGGGAGTGCCGGGCACACCAGCCTCGCTGAGCGTCCCAGCGACCGCCCTCTGCGTGTCCTCTTGCGCATAGTCCCAATCTAGGGTATCGCCCTGGCGGCTCATATACCAGACGTGTGGAGCTATCTCAGCCCCGGCGATAACGATGCGATCCAGGTAGCGGCAGATTAGCGGACAACCAGTAGGAACCTGCCCCACCCCATCGGTGGCAACCATTATGACTACAGTTCCGGCAGACGGGTCATAGACCTTTGGCGCTCGCTCGATGCGGAACGAGCATGTTCCGTCCCCAGGAGAAGATGCGAGCGTCAAGGCACCTGCGGCCACGCTGTCGATCTTGTACGTCTGGGCAGCCGTTAAACCACCAACACTAGAGATAACTACAACATCATCGTCGGTTAATATACCAAGGGCATTCCACGTTGGATTAACCGTAGCCGTCAGTTGGTCCCCGGTAACAATGCCATCCGTCTGCGTGACCCTGAGATCACCGTAGTCTGCGATGTACAAGTCCTGACCACTCTGCGCGGATTGCACCGGAACGTCGTCACGAATCGTAAGGTCGGTCGTCACGACCGTTAGGCGTCCATAGGTCGTCTCGTTGTAGATATCGCCACTAGCAGAGGCGACAAGCATAGACCTAAGAACTGGTACGCTTCCAGTAGAAAAATACTGAACGCGGAAGGTATTCGCAAGACAAACACCGCCATCTACCGTACACTCCATTCCGAAGCCTACGGTAACACCTGCCTGCGTATCCACCGTGCCCGACAAGATTGCGGTTCCATTCCAGTAGACCGTAACGGCATCGCCAACCACGGTAGCAGACAACCATCCAGGCTGGGGTAGAATGGTCCCGGTGTCGGTGTCTACTGAAGTTGCGGTTGTTGCGAGATACGAAATCAGACTGGCCGTATACGCCCCAGTTGAGCCAGTCTGAACCAACTCAATTACAACACCTTCTGTTGCGATTGCTGGAGTCGTATCGTCCAGACGGAGGTACAGCCTATAATCGCCATGCCATTCACCGGCCCACGGAACGAGATAGACCTCTACTGTGTACGCTTCGGCTGTATCAATTGGAAGTGCGTCAAGAACTACTTCGCCTTCGGCTACGGTAGTATCGACGCTAGCCACGGCGGCGGGTAGAATAAGCGGAACGTCGTCCGCCCATGCCGCCTGGGACCAAGCGGCAGCTAATGACAGTCCGCTAAAATTATCCGACCAGGACGAAAATCCATCCCCTAGAGCCAAGACCATCGGGGAAAGCAACCTAATCGAATCACCTAAATTGTCAATATGAGACACCGCGAGGCCCGGCCTACTACCGAATCGTTCCCGCCCCTCTAGGGTAGCAACAGCCCTCACGTTCAACAAATCCGGAGAGGTGAAAGGAGGCTGCTGCTTGTAAGCACCCTTCTTATTTAATCCGCCAAGTGGTGCTTGGATTTCAATCTGCCTTTTCTTCGCCATCTACACATCCTTGTTCTCGACAAAGCTCTCATAGAGTGACAAGTGCTGCTGGGTGTGTTTCTTCTCCGTGTCGAGTTTCTTTAGTGCAGCCACGACAATATCTGTCGCTTTCTCCCCAACCTCGACATCCTTGCCGTCTCCATCCTTCACGGCGTTCCAGACGACACGTCCATCTGCCTGCTTGATCTCCAGGTTCTCTAGCTCAACCTCAGTGAAAGACAGCGCCTCGCGGAGCTTCCTAACGATCTTCAAAGTCAAAAAGTCTCCGCTTTCGGGGAGGATACCCAGCAGTGTCAGACGGTCGATAACTTTCAGTAACATAATAGAACCTCTCTTCTAAAGTGTAAAAATAACCTACGGCAGTATTACATTATACCACCGTAGGTTGTGAAAGTCAAGCGAATTACGACGGTCCGCCGCTGTAAAGATTTATGTAGCGAGTCGATGTACCAATTACAATCTTTAACCATCCAGCGCTGGTGGCCGAGATTTCCGCTGCGTCGGAAGCAGTAACCTCATCGTCAGGCAGCCGTAACACGGCAGTACCCAGTAAATCGGTGTCAACTCCGCCATCCAGAAGATAGGCAGCAGCCTTAATGCCACCACCCATTGTAGATGGCTTAGCTTTAATGAACGAATTCATCTGGCGACCCGTGCTAACGACTGCCTCATTTTCCAGCAGAATGACCTCATCCTCACCAGCGATAGTTTCATCGCCACGAGTCTGTACGCGAAAATGACCAGCGCATACCTGAGTATTGCAGGTAAATGTAGCACCCGTTGAAATGTGACCCCTAACACCACAGAGGTAATCTACATTACAACCTCCGGCTGCTACCTCACCGACGGCCAAAACACCAGTAACAAGACCAGCATGTTTGCTAGCACCGCAAATACCTTGAGCATAGACAGCACGAACATCTGCACCTACGCTAGCCGAATTGCTCGTTACCTCAGATCGAACACCAGAGCAGTCGCCGGATGTAACTGTTGACCCGAGCGTAATCCACATTCCGTTAGTTGCAACAGTTTCTGCTGAACAGCTAATATAAATAGCCTGCTCACCAGAAGCCAGAATAGCAGTACCAGAAATTTTCAGTTGCGCGCTAGAAGCCGTGCCATCTAGCAGGATTCCTTGTGTAGTGCAATTGCCAATATGTAGACCGGTCGTGCAGGCACCGTCTTGCATATCAATACCAACTGCCCATGCCTTGCCAGCGGTACTCTTATTGATATACACACCGAACAAGTCGCCAGTAATGATCGCGCTTGCGTGAACACTCGAATTAACGATGACACCACACAAGAACCCAGTGGTAAGCTCAAAGTTAGTGTCTGTTTCGATTGCAAAATGCCCAGCAGCCGTTGACGTGGTAGCAGTACCGCTAATAACGGTGCCGACTCCAGAAATCTCGACATAGCCGTATACGCCAGCGTGAGCGCCGTCAGCAAGATCAGCCTTAACGCGCAGTTTGCCGAACACCGAAATATGGCCGGTGCCAGAAGTCTGGTCAGAAGTAACCTCGTAGCGTGAGTACACACCAGCAGTTGCTCCAGTATCCCCGGCAACAATGTCAGCAGCCGATTCGCAGTGAACTTCCACTGCGAACGGATACGTAGTTGACACAGGTACGCCAGTTCCCTGGACGCCAATACGCACGACACCAGAATTAGAAATGTCAAGCGCATAGCCAGTGACGCTGGACATCGTAATGCCCGTTGTGCAATCGCTGATCTCAATACAAGTTGCAGCACCACTGATGTATACGCCAGTAGTCAGAATCGCATCGGAATCAAGAAACAGACCATACTGCCACTTCGATGTTCCACCTGAAATGTTAGCTAGGAACGCAGCGCTAATACCGCCACCAATGAAAGTACCGCTGGAATTTAGCGTAGCCTCGAAACCAGCAAGCGAACTACCGAGGGTATGCGCACCGGCTCCAGTTTCAAGAGCAGCGCGAACACACGCGACGTGGCCGTTCAGCGTTCGAGCACCAGCGCCATCCAACTCCAGGTAGCCACTTATGGGAGCGGTAACGGCATCAGCGTGTGTAATGTCAACGAGGTTATTAGCCTTGATCTGGCCCCTGACGGCGTTGATCGTAGCCTGTGCTGTCTGGTCAACTGACAGTAGAATGCGAGTTAACATGCCGCGATAAACATCACCAGCAACGAACGTAACTCCGCCATCGTCGTATAGCAGCGAGAACGGTCGCGTGTTAGTAGTGCTTAGCACAACGCCACTATCGGCAATACTGGCATACGTACCAGTCTCAATGATGCGAGTAGCAAAACCGTCAGCAACGTCAGCTAACTCGGCCAACGTCAGGGTGTCACCACCCTCAGGATTGTCGAAATCGCACGACGTGATTGACCCGTTATTGATATGAACAACGTCCCCAGCGTCACCATCGGTATGCTGAAAAATACATCCAGTCTGGTAGCCGTCGGTGCCTACTTCCGGAACGACTGACCCGGACGCAAAAAGCAATCCGCGATTCATCTCCGGCTTCTGCATCTTAATTAAATGACAAATCCTATCAATCATCTTTGCGCCCTTTCAAGGAACGAGGTTAAAAATAGCGGTACTTTTTTCCCGCCAGTTGATTACGAGTTTCTATGATCCAGGTTTCTGTGGCCAGTACGGATATTTCTGTTGATCCTCGAAGTACGGTGGCCAATTCGGAGTATGTCTGTATTCAATGCTTGTGTGTGTTTCGATTCCACCAGCAACTACACCAGCAGCGATAGCATTAACAGCGAGTCTAGCCTTCGCCCCGAGTACCCTTACTGTGTGCCCCTGATTTCCAAGACAAATCCCAACACCATCTACTGGCGTTTCGCCAAACCCCAAATACACCGGATTCCCAGCTTCAGTAAATCCGCCAGTATACGATTGGACAACAAGCTCATCCCTGTATCCGTCAGCAGGGATAATTTCTTTCGCTATGCCAGCTTCTAATTCCCAGGAATATGCAGACATTATAAAAATGGGAACCAAATAAATGATCCTGGTCTGTACTCGATATCTTCGCATGTTTCAATGCCGACTGTAGTTGCACCTGCGGCCCATCCGTAGATTGCAAGCCTTGACTTCGCCCCCATGATCCTAACCGAACACCCAGGAACGATCAGCATGATTCCAGTTGCATCGACAGCAGCTTCTCCAATTCCAAGGTAAACACTATTAAAAGCCTGCAATTGCAAAGTAATGAAATCACGATGCTCATTAGCAGCGATAATCAATTCGCTTGCGCCGCCAGTTAATGCAGCAGTAGCAGCAGACATTATTCCACTTTCCAGTAAAGGTTAAGCAGCGTAACCGTCTTGGTAAGTACCAGTCGCACCGTTACCGAGTACATATATTGCCCTACGGGATTGCTCTCCAGTTAAAATAACCGTATCACCAGTAACTAATAATTGCAGCCCCTTGCCAGCTACGGCGGCTTCACCTATTCCCAATGCAGCGACAATGGCATTCGTGTGTTGTATTACAACCAGGCCACGATGTGCATCTGCCTCTATTAGTTCGGTGCTTGCCGCTTCCCCTGTCCACGAACCTTTAGCCATGATTGACTCCTTATCCTACGTAAATTACAGATGCACCACGTTCAGCCGTCACGCAGTCAGTTAGAGTGCTGCCAGTCCCCAAGGCAGTGACAACAGCAGCAGCATCATGAATTGACGCAGCAGCCGTGCTGCCGACATAGATGCCAAATGTTACACCAGCAACGCACGTTATACTTTGCGTCTTAATTGTATGCACGTCCACCTTTTGCAAGGTAGCCGTAGCAGACACGAGCGTCACACCGGCAGCATCCTCCGCGAGGTTCGACTGAACTGTAACAACAACTAGCTCACCAGCGGCAGCCGTAATAGGCACCACGATACAGGCAGTTGTTACCGTAAGGTCTTTAGTAATAGCCCCCGAACCTCCATTAACCTGATAGCCGCCGACTGTTGCCCTCACAGTTAAAGCCGAGGCAGCGGCGTCAAGACCAGCAAGAATAAACCGGATATTCCAATCTCCAGCACCGGGCGTTGCTGAATATACTTCAGATGGTGCCCCATTGATATCTTCTGCAAATGCCATCACACACCCCAATCATTATGCAAGAGCGGACAATACATCAGTAACTCTCGCCTTAGCAACAACAAACTCAGCAACCAGTAAATCCTTTTCAGCCTTCGCTGTCAGTATCGCTGGATCACTACTATTAGCAGCAACAGCGTCCACCGCCTCGATCATATCGAGGTATGTACCTGGGGAAGAAAGTGCGTCCAGCGAATTCCCAATCGTCATTACGATTGGCACCAAATTTCTCACGCGACCATCCAGTGAATTAATTTCACCGGCGAGCGCGTCTATACTTGTTTTGATTTCAGAAAACTGCATTACATTTCTTTCATTGAAAAGTTAAACGGTGAGTATCACCGGCTGTATCACTCGCTTAATCGTTCGCTGCCACGGCTCCAATTCCCCCGTGCCCTTGCCGAAATTATAGATCGCTCGAATCTTCCAGAGCGGCAGCACCTCGTCGTAAACGCGCAGATCGTCAATGAGCCCCTTAAACTTTCGATTAACGCCGTCCACTCGATCGCCAATACACATGGCGGACGCACTATTTGCGAGAACACCAAGAATATCAGCCAAACTCTGCTTCAACAAACCGTTGATATAACCATGAATAAACGCACCGTCGTAAACCCATGTACAGTGAACCCAGGTGTCAACGGGTACAGGAGCACTAATAAGAGAGGTATCATCATTACCTACCGTCCCCCAAATGGACATGCCAATGCAGTTAGACGTATCAGTGATGTAGGCGGTAAACTGGCTATTCCAAGTTCGATCAAGTATACGAGGCCAAGTCGTTCCGGAGATGCCGTTACGATACACCCAAGCACAAACCGTGACATACTTTCCGTCCAACACGTCACCTGGATTGGCAACGTCGATTCTAGAAGTCACACCGTTGAACGATCCAGCGTTAGCGGCCCTACCAGTAGGATATGTCATGGCTGTCGCCGAACCATCGTGGCTGTTTCCGCTGGAATCGGTTGCATCTTCTAGTTTCCACCAGCCCACCAATGACATCTGCCTACTTCCCTTTCTTCTGAATCGTTTTCCCGCTCAGCGTATCGTATAAATTTCTAAATCCCTGCCCAAGGATATTTATCGAAGTTGGATACTTGCGTTGCGCTGTCGGCTTTTTCGCAGCGCGAAGCTCAACCTTCTTGGCAGCCATGAAATCGTCAACGCGCTTACGCTCGGCTGTGTGAATTTGCTGCGCGGTGAGTTTCTTCTTCGCCATATCTGATTTCTCCGCCCAAACTGATCGACCTGCTCGCATTCGCCCCTTCGCGTGATCCACTGACTTTTGCATAATCTGCTGCCCAATAGCAGATTGCCACATTTCCGGGCTCAGTTCACTCGCCAATAAATACTGCTTCTGCTTGCTACTCAACGTGGGAACAAGTGTCGGAATTTCCGTCTCTACGCCATCAAAATTAACGCCAACGGAAATCTCAGTCGATGATCGACCGTCGGGTCTATTCAATGGCCCGAAATACCCTAACCCCTTAGCCGTTCCGTCAGCCCGTAAGCTATTCGGCTTCACCATTAAATATCTTCCCCGCCGTAAGTTATCGGGTATGTCGAGCTAGTCCAGCCGCGTCGAAACTCCGCCTGCTTGGTTTCCTTGTGCCCCATTGGACCGAAATACTTCGCGCCATTTTTTCTGTCCCTCGCCACGGCGTCTATCAGAAGCGCCTGGAAGGTCTGTGTATGTATGCCAAGTTCGTCATTCGGACGACTCTCAGCCACCGCCAAGCACGACTCAATATACAACTCACTTAACTTCATTCCACCGAGTGGATATGGGTAGTCACTCGAAAGCGCGCTACTATATGCCTCATACTCATACAACACAGTCCAATCGGCGTCAGGCTCAGGGTAAAACAGCACTTCCTGCTTCTGGCCAGCCGTGCCATCGTAAGCCTTAAACCGAACCGCAAATATCGTTGGGTGTCCAGTCTGGTTGGAATGCGCTCGTTGCTCAAGCACCTTGCTAACCGACGCTTGTACGATGCCGCCAAGATACTCCTCGGCGGGGTAATGAAAATCACCTAAAATTCTCCCGAAGTCGTCCGGGAAATCGTATTCAGCAGTGCCAGACACAATCTCAAGTTCCGTAGTTGGCTTCAGCCACGACCACTCGTACCCAACCACACTCGTATCAATCGCAGGTGGATAGTACACTCGGCGAACGCCAGACTGCACAATCCTACTCAGCTTCGCTTGGTTCGCTGTCGAGTAGCTAGCATACGCCTTGTAGCCAAGCCCAAGAAACTCGCCAGCTTCTCCGATCAATTCAGGGAACCCGACACTGAGAGATGACTCTGCCATTTAGCCGGTCCCCTGGAATAAAAGTATAAAGGCAGCGCTCCTAGCCCAAGAAGAGAGTATTGAGCCAAGAGCGCACCATAGCCATCTTTCGATGGTCTATTTGCTAGTCAGCAAGCCCGACACTCGGAAGCCCCTCTTGCAAAACAGCCATGCACGGCAATGCAGCAGCGCCGCCCGTAATCGTCTGTAGAGCAATAGCTGCACCCTTGCCGTCGTTTGTGGCAGCCTTGAACGTACCAGCAGTGTAAGTACACTCCAGGATCGTTACACCAACAACAGCGCTGACGCCGATTGCCAAGAGTATAATACAAACACTCCCAGGGGTATTGATCTCGATATACTGCCCACCAGTAGTAGCGTCGTAATCACGCGCAGCAACACCAGCAAAATGGATTCTGTTGGCATTACTAGGCATCTCGACACGGTTGTACCGACGTGCATCAACAGCAGTGGCCGTGCCATAATCGTAATTATAGCAAACTCCCATGCCTTCCGTCAGCGCCGTGTCGCCCTCAAACCAAACCCACGCGGGAACGGTGTTCATCTTTTTTTCGTAAGCATTCAAACTGCGATTCATTATGTCATCCTTCTTTTGTGTTCAACGTAAAAAACCAAGACAAAGACTAAGTAATCTGCGCAAACACAGATTGACGGCGAAGATTCGTGCAGACCAACTCGAAAGTCGCATCGAGATCAACACGTCGCACGTTATGCCGGTCGGGCACCATGTACGGCTTCGTGAGATTCTTTTCCCAACCGGGCATAACGCCGCATGCCATCCAATTCCAGTCGATCATATAGACCGGGTTGTCGGTATCGGCATCCAACTTAGGAGCAAATGTCAACGGCGTACCCTTGAACAACGTGCGACCATCCTTGCTCGCAAGATCATTCCCGAGGTTCATGTTCTGAGACTCAAGAACCTCCTCGCAGATACCAATCACAGTATCGTTGGTGTAGATGCCATTTCGCATTCCGCCGAGCTTCGGCTGTGCGTGAGAAACAGGAGAGCGAAAGTTAGTCTGACGGACGCCCTTACGCATCTTACGCACTAAGTCTTCCTTGGTAATCGCAGCATAATCTGCTGCATAGTTCGCCCAACGCGACTGCTCCGAAGACAAAATATGAGCACGGCCAATAGCCTCGTAGCCAACGGGGTCAACACCCTTGAAACCCTCTTCACCGGCAGCACACTTCTGAATCCAGTAAGAGATTCCATGTGGAGTCTTGTCGTCAGTAGCCGCCGGGCTGCCCCAAAGATAAGATTCCATTGTCGTATAGAACGAAACCATCATGGCGACATAGCGAGAGTAGACAAGATCAACGATAGCCTTGCCGCCCTGCTGAAACGCCTTCTCGCGCAATTCGTAAATATAATGCGCGTTGACATGCCTCGGGCGAACGTAACCCTCAATCAGGGTGTCAGTCATGGCCGATCCATCAGTCTCGTACAGACCAACAGCGCGAGCGCTATGGTTGTGGTCAACCTGCGCCTGAAATTGCCAGTCATCACCACCGGAAAATTTCTTCTGCTTGCCCTGCCACACTTCCCTGACGGCAACATGGTCCGTCAAGTCGGTTTGGAGATCAAGAAACGCACCCTTTCTGATAAGGTGTTCCTGTGTTGCGATGACAGCATCGTCGATATCAGCATACTGAAGAGTAGCCATTTTGTTTCCTTAGTATTCCAAAAACGTAACACTACTTGCCAAGAAAGCGCTTCTCAAGCATAGCAGCAGCTTCGTCCAATGGATCGGTTGTTGCTTTATGTTTATTCCCACCCGCGCGATGCAAATGCTGCTTGCCTCGCTTTTCGAGATCACTAGAAATCTTCTTCTCACGAGAAGCCTGAAATTCATCCGACAGCACGGACTTCGCGGCTGTCGCAAAAACCTCTTCGCGCGAAGGTAACTGCACGCCCCTGGCCTGATAGCCAGCCCAAAGTGTAGTCATATAATCTACAATCTCACCGCGTTTCGCATGTTGCGAACTTCCTTTTACTAGCGTCTTAGACTCACCAGCGCCAAGGGTATCGTGGTATTCATCGCCCAAGTTACTAACCTGAGAATCAAACCACGCTTCTAATTCACGTTCGGCAACATCAGCATTTGCGCGAACGGATGATTCATTGTATTCACGCGACTGCTTCGCGTTGTAATTAATCGTTTGTTGCTGCTTCTTAACAACATCAACAATAGCCCCGAACATCTTGATCGTGTCAGCATCGTAAACTTCTGGATCAAGCTCGGGGATGCCAGCAAGCGGGTCTTCCTCCTCCTCTTGCTTTTTTGCATTCTGCTTTGTACTTTTCTCGCTTACCTCTTCTTGTAGCGATTCGATATTTGCTATAACAGATAATAGCGCTTCTTCGCTAACGAAATGCCTTGCATTTCCTAGTGTAAATCCAGCCCTAGCTGCGCGCTCCAAGGCGCTATCGCTGATTCCTATTGGTTCTGGATCAGGATCAGGCTCGGGATCAGGCTCGGGATCAGGCTCGGGATCAGGCTCGGGATCAGGCTCCGGCTCGGGGCTCGGTTCCTGGTTATCATTCGGTTCCGGATCGAGGTTTGGTTCCGGGTTCTGTTCCTCAACCAACACATCAACTGCACCAGTAACCTCAGCATCAAAGCTCTCTTCAAGCGACATAGTATTCTCTCTTCTTGTTTAACAAAACGCTGACTTATCACACAGGCCACGAGCCTTTAGTGCTTTCTTTCGATGTGACGAAGTACGGTAAACCGGATCGCCACTCTCGGTAACTTCGGTAGAACAACCAGCCCGATCGAAGAAATCCCGCAACTCCTGCGCCTGACTCGGCGCGACGCCGCTGCCAAGACAAGGAGGCATTGGCCACTGCGCACCACGCGCCTCGTGGGGTGTGCGCCCCTCAACTACTTCCCCACTCTCTCTATCATAATGGAAAAATCGGCTCATAGCTATATTATACCACACTTAGTGAAGGGAAAAGTTTTATCATTAACGAAAATACATATAAAGCGTTACCCAGCATCACCTTCCGCCCCGCCTTCGGATATTAGCTGCTGAACCATATCATCAGTTCCTCCGCCCTGTTGCGCTGGTTCACTCGAATGAACGTATTCGCGCGGCTCACTGGACGTGCTGCCACCAGCGCCGCCTGGAGTATCACCCTGTGGCTGATCCACAAAAGTCACATATTCATTAACCTCCTGCATATCCGAGTATTTCGCAACATCGCGCAGAATAGCTTGCACATCCACAGAACCGTTCTGCTGTCGGATCAGTGGCTCCAGCGGAATGATGTATGTACTCATAATCGCGCCCAGCTTTTGCAACTTCAAACTAGGTGAATCATCCTGAAGCGAATAAACATCAATGTCAAGGTCATACGAATCAAAAGACCCCCGCTTAGATTGCTGATCCCACTGCACGGGAAGCACGATATCAGTGCCAGGAACCTTCTTCTCTAGTAATCTCTTACTTAGCGGATTGTCCCATTCGTACCAAACCAACGACTGAAACACTTCCCTCACCGTGTCAATTGTCTGAGCAGCCATGTCGCGCAACTGCGCGCCAGCAGCTTCGCCAAGGAGCTTGTCCTGCCCAATTGTGTTAGACATCGGTGACAATCCACCAAGGCTATCGAGATTGCCGGCAAAGTACGAAGAGACATCCTTATTGACAGACCAGAAAGCCAGGGTGCGTGGATCAACCCCACCTGCGGTCAACTTCTTCGGTTCTTGCCCAGCATAGCTAATGCCATCACCATCTTTAGCATTCTTGAACTGTTGCACAGATGGATCATCACCACCAGGGAAACCCAGCACTGTCTTTTGTGCATCAGCTTGCCCGCCAAGTTTACGATAAAGAGCATTTGACAACTCATGCAGATCACGCCAAACGGCTACAGGGGGAAGCGGCATTATGTTACCAGGAACCTCAGAGAATCTCAGCTTTGGATACGGACCACGTCCCGGTCCTTTCCACTCAATGACATTTAGCTTCAATCCACTCGTAATAGCGTACGTAACCATCAATTGTTCCGCTGGAAGCCAAACGTCGCGAAGATGCAAGCGATCCTTAAATAGATCAGGCGAACCGCCGCCAGCGATTCCTTCAGCGCGATCTTCTCCATTCGGTCCAATCATAGTAACTTCGTCAGGCTTCAAAACATCCTTAGATTTCTTTTCACCCCAACCGGAATCCATAAACTCCTCGTAGTCAAGCCAGTAATCATTCCCCTCATACTGAAAGAGGTCGGGATTCCTGGCTGACATATCGCAGAAATAATCGTCAATGGTGATATTATCAACGAATGACTCGCCATAAGGATGACCAAGCGCATCACCAACAGTATGTATCCCAACCTTCAGAATACCAATAGAAAAAAGAGCTTCCAAAACCAGACGCCTGAGAGTCTTCGCAAGTTGAATCTCCTTTGGTATTTGGTTGACCGCCAACTCCAGATTGACAGCGGTAGGGCGCAGATTAGGGTAGCGAGTAGTAATCATTGCACGAGGCGCGCGAGCCGCAAGCTGCCTAATGTAAATATCAACAGCTAGCTTCAAGACATTCACGGGCATAATCTTCTCGCTGCCATCCTCCATGTAATGCGTACCTACAAGCAACTTGATCGCATCAATTCGCTGCGCGCGTGGATAGCTCAACTGGCCATTCGACCACTCGATACTTTTCTTTAGCTGACTGAAGTGCTTGTCGCTTAGTGGATTCACTCCGCCGCCTCGAATCTGCTTCTTATCGCTATCGCCTATTTGACTCTCTGGCATATTAGCACCATTCTTTCCCTAATTCTCGGTTCGATTGTCGTTTTTCTGATTCTCGCATTTGATTCCTCCAGGCAAGGCAACCGGGTGGAATCTCTGGCTTGGATAGTTGCGCCGCTACAGGTCTGCCGGTCAGCCCCTTCCAGGCAAGTGCGTCTGCCATTGCCCTGTCGCCGTGATTCGATTTTGCGCCAGTTGGATCGTCCTTATTGTTAGCGCGAATATGCACGACCTCGCCGTTAGGACCATGCACATATTCAAGTGTTTCATCCATAGCTTCTTTGGAGCGATTGATTGCAACCCCCTTTTCAACGGCAGTACGATATTCCCCCATCATTACCAGCTTCCCTTCCTTAGTGGAACCCCACCCAGGAACATTACTCACCTTACCGGAAATACCCTCCGTGCGCCTACCATAATAAACATTAGTATAGCGAAGTTCCATTAGCCTACTCCCGAACTGACTGCCAGGTCCATTTTTCTCCCATATAACGTGGGCATTATTAAGCCACTTTCCAATCGCGCACGTCTGTTTTGCAAATTGCTCAGGGCGAATATACGGACTAGTGAATTCTAGAATCTTTTCGAGTGTCGTGGTATTCCAACCAGCGCAACATGAATTCGACGCTCCACTTCCCGTTGAAATATCATTTCCTAAAACTACCTTATGTTCGATTGATGGCCAACCTTGCTTATTCAAGAAGAACCACAGCCGCAAGTTACCATTTAGATTTTCAACAAAACGTATTGGTTCACCGGTAGTGTCGTCGTATTCTAAGTCACCAATCAGAAGCGGCGGTTTAGCAAACTCTCGAATCCTTGCGAGAATTTCAGGTGCATCAAAAAACTGGAAACCGCTACCAAGGTAATCAATATCCAATTCCTGCGCAATCTCGTGCGCGGATGGAGTACGACTACACTCTTCGTCGTACCACGGGCTGCGTAGTTTTTTGTCGAGTATAGGCTGGAAGTCGCAGGGATAGCCAGCGAGATCGAGAACTTGCAAATTGCCATCACCGTCGGTTTTATATAAACCGGCAGCTTTAGATGGATGTGAAGACCAATGTAAACGCATCGTCTCGATGCCTAGCTGCTTGACATCGTAGAACGCATTGCCAGTCCCCTTGGGAGTGGAATTAAACAAGCGGCATCTAGTTGCATCACGAGTGGCCGACAAAACCTGATGACCCTGCTCCACGGCGGCAAACTCATCCAACAGGATTGCTGTACGTCGATCACCGCGCGCAAAATCCTTCGTCGTCGCCTCGCCGTCAATCACCGATCCGTTCTCAGGATTCTCAATATGTAGATGCTTGCGATGTTCATTTGCATTGTAACCATCCGGCTGAAGCCAAACCGGCAGATTCATAAGAATGTAATCCACCTTCCAGAATAGCGCTTTCGGATTGCCCTTTTTATCAACGTAATCCTCGACACGCGACCCAAGTAAGAAAGACAACCCCTTCTTGAAATTCCAGCACCAGAAGATTGCCGTAAGATCAACCCACGACGCGCCCATATCACGACTCTTCTCTATTAAGAGATCGTGGCTGCCTATGGCGCGCAAGACATCCAGAATCGCATCCTCCTGAAACGGATACAGAATAAATGGAATCTTCGTAAATGGTTCGCACCGTGGATCGTAAGTCCACACGAAACCGTTTATAAAAAAGAGTGGGTCTCTTTCGCAACATTCGCGGATAACCGCAGCGTATTTGGGGTCTTCGCGTACTTTACGATGCACTAACGCGCGCCAGCGAAGATTCGCCTTGACGTCTTTTGGAACGCGACTGTTAAGCGGTGTCGCTGTTTTCACTACGGTTGCCTGTAAAACAAATCCATGCACTCCCGATCGCACCAGAACTTCGTTTCGCTATAGTTAACCGCCAACCTATCGCCAGCGGCACACACGCACGAGTTGACTGTTCTTACATGCGACACATTAAACCTTTTACCGCACTGATCGCAACCAGTTACTAACTCCGGATAAACCTTAACTCTTTTCTTTCCCTTCGCCATAATACCCTTTCATTACATATGCACTACAACATTTGACAGAACAGAAAAATTTCCATCCTTTGCAGTCCGCAGACAAGACCCCGCATCTACCAACCTTAAAATGTGAAGACTCGTCCCTGTCGCATTTTATTCCAAGTGGATCGCCGCAATGGTCACAGTGGTCGGTCGTCTCTAGTTTTCTCATTTTGAACCCCGGCCATCTAGCCTCACTTCATCTTGGACATGAACTCACTATAACATTTCTCGCTACAAAAAAACAGCCATACGCTCATTTCCGGAATGGCAAAATTCCTAGCGAAAATGCCATTTTCCATAGCGCGAAGCGCTGAAGATGTTTCACGTTTGCATACCTCCGTGAGTGGCCCATCGCATAAATCGCAAAAGTCAGTTGCCCACAATGTTTTCATCCTACGCTTCTCTTTCTACTAAACGCACTTCACGCGGTTCAAGCAAAACCGAGTGTCGATCTCCGTGATACCACCAAACGACTTCCCACTCAACGAGCCTGACTTGCCCGGTAATGCAAATACGAGAAATCAAAGCGTCTCCGCCATCACGCAAAACAACATAGCGCCCAATTGAATCAAGCGAACACATTTCATTAGGCGTCATGTGTTTCGTGGTTGTGCTTTTCGTTTTCCCTCTTCCCTTCTGACAGTTCCTTCAGCATTAAGTCCAATTCGTCAATTGTACGTGTACTCTTACGTAAGTTGGCATCATCCTTACCTGCATCCTTTTCAACTTTCGATTCGACCTGACCAACCTTACCTAAGAAATCCTTCGGATCGGCTACCGCCTGCTCGTATAGATACCACGCAGCATCGCACGGGCACACGGCTGGCGCTTCCCTGGTTCGCAAATAATTGCCAGCAGCTTCTATCGCCCACTGCAAGCTTTGCTTGTACGTCAGCTTTTTATTTTCACAGATAGCCTTTGGTTCGCCAACAGGGCTTACGCTACCAACCTTAACTGCATGGCTTCCTGGATTCGGATCATGCGCGCTCAGATCGTATTCCCTGGTCAATCTGTCGAGACAGCGATAATCCTTCGACGCCTGGACAACCGCCTGCGCATAAGTGTATCCGGCACCATCCTCTAACTGATATTGCTCGACGGCATCCTTCCACTTGTTATAGGTCTTTTTCAACGACCCCCCATCCATACGCCACAGTACAGATTTCGCACGGGATGCGAATTCAGATATGCTTCCGTTCACGCTGATTGGCTCCTTCTGCGGACGCTTAGCACCCATTTCAATGGCAATATGCCTAATGCGCTGACGAGAGACGCCGAACCTGGAGGCAATATCCTGCACCTTTTGTCCAGCAGAATAGCGCTTGGCAATTTCACATCGCTGCCCCTCATTCATTGCTGTGGGGTTCCCCATAAACTATACCCCCCTCCATTATACCAAAAGAACCGCACCAAAAAGCACTACCCAGAACGCTCGCGGTAAAACCGTGATGTCTTATCTCGCATTAACTCATCCACATCTCGATATATATCACGCGCCCTAGAAGCCTCCAGGGCAAGCTCCCGCCTCTTCGCTGTCGTGTATTCGTGATAACACCTAGCCTTGCCAGCCTTGCTATCCTTTACTAGCTGACCCCACGTCGTCGTGCCACGCTGCACCCTACGACAAAGTCGAGAGTAACAACGATAGCACAACCCACGGACATGAACTGACCCGGGGCAACCTGGAGTCAGGCAACAGCCCATTGCCTTATTCATCATTAAGACACTCCTCATGTTGCGTCACAACTTCCATGTTACCAATGAAATCCGGCACGCCGTTAATAACATACGGCTTTCGATTGGCGACCTCCGCTGCATTTGCGGCATTGTTTATATCGTACTGAGTCGAAAGCTCATCAAACGCAACATCCTCGACGGCATCGGCAGCGTGCATCACATCATCAACCTTCACTGGCTGCCCGTACTCTTTGTACGCTGTGGTTAAAGCGTTCGGCCCGCTTGAGGCGCACATCCCATACTTCGCAAGCCCCTTGTTCACCAACCCGCCCCAGGTTTCCTTACCGCTTCCCACTATCCGGCGAGCGGCCTGATAGCAGTGGATGCACAAACCGCGCACCTTCGCCTGACGCTCACACTTTTTGATTATGCACTTCATTTAACAGGAATCTCCTTAATACCGAAAGTCTTAGTGATGTTCGCTCCGATGTTCTCCATGCACTGAAGCCACTCGTCACGATCTACAACTGAAGTAGGCAGATTGCATTGGACTCCATCCTCCATTGTTGAACTTTGCTTGCGTGAATCGTAACACCCACGCCACTCATCACAAGCCTTGCGGAGCGATATAATTTCGCGCCCAACTCTCTGATACTCAAGTTTAAAATCCTCGAAAGCATTTCGGTAGGCTTTTGCGCGTAAGTTAGCCATGTCGCACTCAGCAGACTTCTCATCGCAGGCTTTTACCGCATCTCGCATTATTACACTCTGTTTATCATACGCGATGCAATATCGGTTGCGCGCATCCCTGACGACACTCAGTTCATTCTCGTGTTCTTCTTTACACGTAGCAAGCTTCTCTTGCGCCTTGCCTACATCTTGACAAGCATCACAACACCTATCCTCGTAATGCTCGCACTCATTGACCGATTCCGCATGCAATTTCCCGACGTGTTCAAGCTGTTGTTTTGCATGTCCAAGCTGTTGTGCTGAATGATATTCATTCACTACGCTAGTATCCAATGCTCTGCGCGCAGCTTCATACTTGTCACACTCTAATGATACGATCTCTTTTAGATTATCAACTTTTTCAAGCAACTTATTATACGTATTCCTGCGAATGAACATAAAATCCCCTAAAGTGTAGTTTTCAGTATCGACTATTATAGTATACCACGCATCCAGCGCAATGTCAAGGAAGAAATAACACGTATTCTACTATCACTAATAAGAACCATTACTAATAACGGACTAAGATTACTTCTGGCGCGCGAACACCGAAAACAGCCATACCGGCAATCCAATTGAGTAGTGGTCAGACTACCCGCATTCCCTGGGTGAATCGAAGGTATTCGCTGCACACGAGCCTAGGCTTACTGCGTATAGTCGTCAGCAAAGGTGGGGCGGGTGGTTCGCATCCCCCGCACACAAAAAATCGAGTCCTTGATGCGGACTGATGCGGACTGATGCGGACATACTACTCGCATCCCCCTCAAACGTGGCGAAAATGCGAAAAGTACAACTAATGGGCTATTTAGTTGATAGCCACGGGGTAAAAAGTAATACTTGTGCAGGGGATGCGAGTAGTATGTCCGCATCAGTCCGCATCAGTCCGCATCAAGACGATTTTACGGGTGTCGGGTGGTAACTGAGCCACCCGAACATAAGTGTTTAGATGGTAAGGAGTTAAGTATATAATATATATATATATATATGTACTATTATACCCAACTTCAAGACTTCAAGGCACCACCGCTCATATTTTCATTTTCTTTCAATATAGTCACTGTGGTGTTTTTTTCCATGTATATACCCACCCAATCCGAAAATCTTGATGCGGACAAATTTTTGGTACATTTTGGCGAGTAGCACACTATTCATTTATACGTATATACGCTTAGCTAATTACCAAAGGTGGGGTATACACAAAATTCGAAAATGTGTGTATTTCTGGGGGTCAGGCTACATATATACGACTTGAGCGGCAAGGCCCTGTAGGTTTTAAGGAAATAGGACTAATGGGGCCCCCCCTTATTGCTTGTATTGCCTATACTATCTTACCTAACTCCCCTATGTATAGCCTATTGTGGCACGAGACGAGTCGTTGCGGGCCACATTATGCCACGTGGTGTATATAGATCACTAAGTTAATCATGATTCGCGTGTACAGGCAGGGTGTTGTGGCTGTTGGAATGTAGCCCCAGGAACCAACTAAGCAGTAGCATAGCCCCACTATCCAACAGCCCCACCACTACACGCTACACCATGCTAACACACACAACCACCACACTCCATACTCCGTTGACCTACCCTGCCATAATGGCAGCCATCACGCTTCCATTAGAGCGATGCAATACCTGATGATGTATTGCACATGGTCAGTATCGAGTGGCCACTGGTTGGCCGATCCAAAAAGAATGCCCCTGCCATGTTCTGGAGAAACATGGCAAGGGCAGGGGTGGGAGGGATAGTCGAGTAATTGTTAGTTGTAATGATCCAAACGTTGTCGATTGTCTGTAGGCAGGATGATATCCTCCACTAGCACACAAATACTGATATCGTTATTTCCACCATGTTCATGGGTAGAAAATCCCAGTTCCCTTATATTGGGATGGTTTCCTAAAACTAGCTTGCCGGTATCCCGATCTAGATAGGCAAGCATGGCAGACATTGGACGGTATCGACTCGTTGCCCATAATCGTACACAGCTATCGAAACTATCGAGGGAAATATCCACTATCTCCTTAGTCTCATGTTTCCTGTCCCTTTGTAATTCTAATCTCATAGCTTGACCTCCTCGGCGAAAACGATTGGCAGACCGTTACGGATCACAACAGCCCCGTTATCCCATGTGGCCATTCGTCCATAATCACTCGCCCTCCGTTCGCATTCCTTGCTGAAAAATGTCTTGCGCATCGCATGCTCGTTATCGGCACTACATACAATTACGTCATCCCTACTAATATAAACCACCAACATAAAACATTTCCCCCTGTGAAAGTGTAGCTGTTTCTCTTGAATATGTAATTCTACCACGCAATAGCTGGCTGTCAAGCAATAATCCGAGAATAATCCTAGCTGTAGTATAATGTCAAATTTTTTGCTTGACAATCATGGAATAACGTGCTAGGGTTTATTTGTACGCACTACAGGCTGATATAGCGAAAGCAAAAGGCGGATTAGTTGTACATTGTAACCGGCAACCCTAGTGGTGCATTTTCCAGGGATAAAAAATGATTCGTATATTTGTTCAAACTAGAGCCTATGGAGAGGTTATCGACACTATATACCGTGCAGTGCGATATCATGCCGGATGGAGGTCTATTCGCTACGATGGAAAGCGTTTTCAGCTATTCGGCGGGGTGTACGTTGACAATTTTATTTGTATTGATCGGCCTATTATCGGGCGGGGCGTTCGACTATAAGTGTACAAAGGGGGGGGAAGACCATTCTATTATATCATGAGCCCTGCCGGGGCGGTTGGACGCTAAGAATTGGCCGACTCCATTATATTGGATTGTCAGCCACTGCCGTTTTATTACTTTGCCCTGCCGACATGAGAAGTCAAGCAATCAATATACTGCACCCCAATCAGGGGGGGCCATGCAAGGAACGATAACAAAACAAACGATTATTCGCCACCCGGCCTTGATAGTTCAACTGTTCGGATGGCGTGTTCTTTTTGGTGGGCTGTTCCGAAACCACAAAACTTTCCTGGAGTTAACGCAATGGCATGTGATAATCTTGCTAGTTTTTTTACAATTGGGGCAGTATTAGACCATAAAGCAAAGCTACACTCCCGTAAGCTATTGGTGGATAGTTATTGGGAAGCAGCAACAAAGAATAATCTAGAAATCTTCCACTGTCCTGGAGATTATGATCTAGAGGGCGGAGACGAAGAAGGCGAAGCATACGAAGACGGATGGTACTGGTGGTCCTGTTCCCCTGGTTATCTCCCAGACGATGAACCCAACGGGCCATTCGAGACCGAGGGGGAAGCGTTATCCGATGCAGTTGAACCATTTCTAGAGGAGATAGAATGAGATATAAAGTTTTCAAGACCGGATTGTACAATTTACGTGGAAACGTACAAGAGTTAGTGGCTGGATTTCAAACCCTAGCCTATGCCCTAATGTTTGTAGAAAACTCTCCACTGACATCAGGCAACCAGTGGAGTATAGTGGATAGTTTGGCAGGGGAAATCATTTACGGATAAGGGGGAAATAATGCAGATTGAATTATTCGGCAATCCGAAACGGGTTGCAATGTCGAGAGTGGAGTTACTATTAGCCATAGCCGAAAGGATGGGCCACTATATCCACCTGGCGGAAGGATGTTGCGAACCAGGCTATGATGATAAGCCGGTTGCATTAGGCAACTGGAACAGCCGAACTAAATACGACAAAGAAACAAACACCCATGAGACACTCGACGAAACCATGCCACGTCTAGCCAAGCTATTCGAGAGGCTTGGCTATGTCGTCGAATGGGAAGATGAGTGGTGTACTTGCGAAGATTGCTGTAAAGCCTTCCGCAATTCCCCCGATAGCTATTCATGGAAACCCTATTATCTCATGGGTGACGGGTGGGTTGTATGCAGGAATTGCGTAGAAAATGACCCGGAATCATACCTGGAGGAGTATGTCGGCAACCCCAGCAAGTGTTTGACTTTTGACATTGACCTAGAGCAGTTTGGCTATTTGTTACACAGTGGGGATCATGAAAGTGGGTATCACCCCGGCCAAAACGCCAACCCGGAGGAAATTGCCAAGCAGTTGCGGGAGGAGAAAATCGACGATTTTATTTTCGTTTTGGATGAAAACAGTCAATTCTATTCTAGCTTTTCTGTGTGGGTCAAGCTAGGGGAAGATGGAGGGGACGACTAATTATGTTCGCCGTCAAGGTATTCAATGAGGTATGGTGGTATCATTCCTTGCATAAGACAATCGAGGGGGCCAGTCGAGAGTGCAAGGACTTGCGGTGGGAAATCCACAGGTCTTATCCTCTAGTTGACCCGAAGATTGTACGTGCCTCCAAGCGAACGATTAACCTTTTCTTGTCATTCGGGAATACAATCCATGGATAGGGGGCGACAATGTACGCTATCAATCGACAATTGCACACAGTGGAACGTGACAAAAACGGATTTTCTCTGTTAGTGGACGGCTACCCACTATGGAAGGGGCTATCGGAAACGGGGGCAAGAAATCTGATGTTTAGATTATTCTATCGTGAGATAGATCAATTGGACGAACTACTCGCAAACCTATTGGGGGAGGGGTTATGTCAACGAAAAGCGTAGAGTGTTTTTGTAATGTGTGTCTCATGCCTATGACCACGACTAGCTATATTCGTGGCCATAACTACTGTTGTGGAACATGCCGAACCATCGGCCACACGCCGAAGGCAAAGAAGGCTACAATCTATGACTGTGGCTATGTGAGACAATCGCGTGTTCCGGTTGCCGCTAGAATGTCACTCGGATTATCATAGGCGATAACACTGCCCCCCCCCGTTAGTTATCGGAACCCAAACCGATTAGTTGTGGGATAGCACACAAGCTAACGGGTGGTGTCGGAGGTTATGTCTACTCGATTTTACTTAGGGGGTGTTGTTATGTCAAGTGTTTGGTTTTGCCCACAATGTGGGCACATAGAGGAAGGTATTACTTACGAGTGGTTAGCCGATCATGGCGAACCAATTTGTCCGGAATGCGACGACAACATGAAACTATTGAAGGGGCCATGCAATGATGAATAGCAAAAAATGTGCGGAATGCAAAAAGGTTAAACCGGTTTCCGCCTTCTTACGCAACCCAATTGCAAAAGACGGCTTGAATAAAAAATGCTCTAATTGCAATGTCGAACGGACTAGGGCAATCCGAGGGGATTGGTTGTAGTTTTCCCTTGACAATAGAGGTCTTAACGTGCTAGACTTACTAATCCTGATTCCGTGTCTCGTTGGCATAGTTTACATTTTGGCAACTGAAAATCCATATATAGGGTCGAATGATAAAAGTTACAATCATCATACCAAAGTTTGATAACAATGGGTATCCCGCCCAGCAGTCGTTTATTGACGGATGTCTGGAGGTTATTGTCAATCATTGCGGAGGTTACACGCTGGAGGGTGCGTGTAGCGGGGCGTGTCGTATGGATAGCGGAATGATCATGCGAGAGGATGTTCAAAAAGTATGGACTGTATGCGGCATCGAGCACTTGCCAACCTTACGGTTAGTTGCGGCAGATGTCGCTAAGTTTCTTGGGCAAGAGTGCGTTTATTTGGAATGGCATAACGTCAATGTCGAGTTTATAACAAAGAATGGGGGAATTACCTAATGCCGAACGTGCAAAACATTATCGACTACGAGAATGGAGGATTATCGGATGAAGACACTATCAAGTTTTTCCAAGAGATGATTGATTCCGGCGTCGTCTGGAAATTACAAGGAAGCTATAGCCGGACTGCGGCTAACATGATTAAAAACGGCTATTGTACCTTAGCACGGCAAAAAGGCGAATCAGGCGGGACTTCCACGATTCCATAGGAAGGCTGCCGCACAAGCATTCGCTGAGAGGCTACTGCTTACGAGTACTCGGTTCAAGCGTAATGTGTTCCTGGAAGCGTGCGGAGTGAAAGTCAATGACTGAGGAAAACACCACCCCCGTTATCTTCCGGGTTTACAAGGATGGCACTCTGGGTAGCGAAATTATGAAAACAGAACCTCGGGCCGACGGGTGGTGGATTATTGATGTCCCAGACTGCGGCGATTGCGGCCCATATCTCAATCGGATCGCGGCGGAACAAGCTATGCGCGGGTTAATGCGTACTTTGCGTTATCGCGACGATCGTAAGTTTTTCACCACGGATATTGGCAATAACATCGAGGAGAAGTAAATTATGAACGAGCATACACCGGAACCTTGGGCATACAATCCAAGTACCGGAACGATATACGAAGCTGGACATAGATATGCAAGGGTAAGTGAGGTTGGGGACGATACAGAATGGAAAGGGCTGAATGAAAATAGTCTTCACGAGGTGTGCGTGGTTATACATCATCACGTTTGCAATTTCAGTCGCGGCAATACTAATCACGCAGCAAGACCGGATATTATTAGGCGTTCTAGAGCCAGAGATGAGGCTAATGCGGAGTTTATCGTCCGTGCTTGTAATGCCCACGCCGACCTACTGGAAGCGTGCAAGGAATTACTCGTCGCACTGGAAGATCACATAGCCACAACGGCTAATAAATCCGGGCTATCCGTGTATAATGTTTGCCCGTGTTGCATATCCACAATCCCAATGGCCATTTCCGCCATAGCTAAGGCTACCGGTGCATAGTGGCCCCAACGAAACAATGCACGCATTGCAGGAGGATACTGCCTAGGTCGATATTTCGACATTGGAAAAAATGGGGGAATAACAGATCACACATGCGAGTGCAGACTGATTCTGTTTGTAAAACATGTAAGACGAAATACAGGGCTAATAAGCGAGCTAGGGATAGTGCGGCGAACGGAAACACTGACCGTTTTTTCAAGCAGGTCGAAAACCGCGACGAACCGCGAGCCGATAGGTTACGCGAGTACTACGAAAAAGCGAAACGAGGTCTATCACTATAGGGGGTATCGAATGACAACTAGAGCAGTGATCTATTGTAGGTTTTCACCAAGGCCGAAGGCCGTTGAATGCGAAAGTAATAGGCACCAGCGTTTCAGGTGTAATGCATATTGCCGAACGCGAAAGTATGATGTTGTGAATACCTGGGAAGATGCCGCCGTGTCTGGAAGAACGCTTGATCGTCCGCAACTTAATGCGGCGATTGCGGCATTGGAGCCGGGGATGGTCTTGGTGGTCGATTCCTCGGATCGCTTGGCCCGAGATATGCTCGTGAATCTGACGATTCGCGGCGAAGTGGAGCGGGCCGGTTGCACAATAGAGTATGCCGATGGGTCGCCGTTGACCAACACTCCAGAAGGCGAGCTATTCCAAAACGTTATGGCGGCGTTTGCGGCATACGAGCGGGCGAAGTATTCATGTCGAACAAGCGCCGGAATCAAGAAAAAGCAAGCCGAGGGGAAACATTTCGGCGGTGTGCCGTATGGGTCTAAGCGTAACCACTCAGGGCAGCTTACGGATAGCGAATCAGAGCGAAACGTGATAGATCGTATAATGGAGCATTCGTCTCTCGGTTTTCATTCCGATTGGATCAGTGATTTCCTTAACTTACCGACAAATAACTTCCCGGCTTGCCGTGGCAACCCCTGGAAGGCTCGGACGGTGAGAAAAATAATCGCCCGCGAAAAGAAAAGACTTGACACTAAGCTGGAAGCATGATACAATAGCTTAATTAAGGAGAAAAGGAATGGAACGGGAAGTGATTTTAAGCGTCAACAGCGAAGAGTATTGCATCGGTAGAGTTAGCGAAATTCTCAATAACGAAAAGGTACTGCCAATGTTATATCTCGCTATACGCGATGTTGTCGATAACATTGCGTTCGATGATGACAGTAGCGATTATGCAGTATTCACAATTGAGGTGCGATAGTGTCATTTGTAGTTACCGCAGTACTGATTGTTTTACTATCTGTACTGATTTGCAGTTGCTGGATGGTGGGGGTTGTCGCCAACATGCTTTGCGACATTCTCGCCAACTGGAAGTATCTCCAGGAAATAAAAATACGAGAGTACAAGGAAAAGCACAATGTCGTTTAACTTAGATTCGATCACAAGCGATATCCGCATTCTACCTCCGCGTATTGTAATGTTGGGTGTCGAAAAGATCGGCAAGAGCACGTTCGCGGCGAATGCTGATCGCCCGATTTTTATTCCGATTCGTGGCGAAGAGGGAATCGACTCCATCGCCATTCCGCAATTTCCTGTGTGCCGAACGCTACAAGATGTACTTAGATGTCTCGGAACGCTATACAATGAGAAGCACGATTACGGAACGATCGTAATCGACTCGGCGAGCGCCCTGGAACCGCTAATATGGGCTGACGCTTGCAAGAAGAACGTCAATAAGAACGGCGGTGCGGAGCCTGTGGACAGCATCGAGAAGGTGGGAGGAGGGTATGCTAAGGGTTACGTCGAGGCTGCTGCTACATGGAGGCTCATTACCGAGGCGCTCGATGTGTTGAGGACAGAGCGCCACATGGCCAGCATTCTGATCGGCCACGTCAAGGTTAAGCGGTTCGACGATCCGACCGGGGAGTCCTACGATCAGTATCAGTTTGACATTAACGAAAGGGCCGCGAGTCTGCTGTATCGGTGGGCCGATGCTATCCTTTTCGCAAACACGAAGTCAGTTGTCAAGAAAGAAGACGTCGGTTTCAATAAGGATAAGAAGCGCGGGATTGACACAACCGGAGGATCGCGCTTTCTATATACACAGAAGCGACCCGCCCATCCTGGCGGTGGGAGGGGAAAATGGGGACAGCTTCCTTATGAATTGCCCCTCGGATGGAGCCATTTAATGGATGCCGTGAGTGCAGTAAGTTAAGTTTCGTAACACTAACTAGAAGAGAGGTTTTTTATGAGTGGCTTATCTGACGTGTTCGGTGGTGCTTTTGATGCCACCGCCGTAGAACCGCAGTCTGATTTCGATGTGATTCCGCCTGGAAAGTACCCAGTGCTAATAGAGAAGGTGGAGGTCAAGCAAACCAAAGCCAAAAATGGTCATTATTTGGAGATTACGCTCGACATCCTCGATGGTCCCCATAAGAACCGTAAGGTTTGGGACCGTATCAACATTGATAACCCGAGTGAGAAGTGTGTAGAAATTGGTGTTAGGTGTCTTTCCGCACTGGGTCATGCAATCGGTGTCCTGAATATCAGTGACGAAAACCAATTGCTCGACAAGACATGCATTGCTTGTGTCAAGGTCAAAGGTGAGAACAACGAAGTTCGCACCTATGAAGCTCAATGTTCTGAGCCATCGACAGCCCCAGTGGATACCCGTCATAGCAATACTACAACGCCTGCCGCTGCCGCTGCCGACCCGTCGCCTAACGGCAAGGGAAAGCCGCCTTGGGTTAAGTGAGTGCTGCGCATCCACCTGCATGGATGCGGGGGTGCCGATCGTATAATTGTCTGCCACTTTATTTTAGTCGAGCAAGTGGTGGCTACTAGCCAATCGGTGCCCCCGCGTTCATTCTATTTACTTTCGATGGGAGATGATATTACGTGGATGATGACAACAAACCTGCTGGCGACACAGATGTTCAATTGCTCGGTTATGCTCGCATGTTACAAGCTGCGAAGGATGCCGAAAACGCTGCGAAAGAAAGCCGTATCGCGGTGGAAGAACGTATTGCTGTATTGGTTCCCACGCCGGAAACCGGGCAAAGAACTGTAACGCTTGACGACGGTACGAAGATAACCGTCAAGCGTGGTCTTAATTATAAGGCTCAAATTGACGCCTTGCGCTGTGCTGCGGAGCATCTTGAGTTGGATCACATCCCCATCAAGTCTAAGACTACATGGACGCTGGACGAGCAAGGTTATGAGTGGTTTCGAAATAACGACACTGCTGTTTTCAATGTGCTGACGCAGTACGTCACAGTGACACCCAAAAAAATTGCAGTGGAAGTGAGTATGAAATGAATATCAGGTTAATTGAGATTCCACACCCGATTGATAACAGTAATCTCGATATTTACGATTCATCATTGACCGTAATGGGACAACGTGTATTCATAGAATCAACAGGTCTACCCCGAAAGGATCGAAGTACGCGGGAACGGCTGAATTCGGCATTTAGGGAAATGTGTATTAGAAAATGGGGGTAGCGTGACAAAACTAGCTGACGTACTCCCGCAAGGCTCGCAAACCGTAGATGCAATCTATGCCAGCTACAAGGAAGTTGGCGATGCTGAACCGACTCGCGGCTATCTCGGTGCATCTTCTATTGGGCACCATTGCGAACGCGCACTGTGGTATGGGTTTCGCCATTGCTGTAAAATAAGTTTCGACGGTCGAATGAATCGTCTTCTCCAAACCGGACATTTGGAAGAGGCGCGTATGGTTGCCGACCTTCGGGCTATTAACTGCACTGTCCATGATGTTGATGAGAATTCCCAGCAATTTACGTTTAGCACACTCGGTGGACATTTCGCTGGCCACATGGACGGCTGCGCCATTGGCGTACCGGGAGCGCTCAAGACTTGGCACGTCTTAGAATTTAAGACGCACAATACGAAGTCATTTGCGAAGCTAGTTAAGGAAGGCGTCGGAAAATCGAAACCACAGCATTACGCGCAATGTCAGGTTTACATGCACCTTTCAGGCATGACACGAGCACTCTACTTAGCAGTAAATAAAAATACCGATGAACTATATTCCGAGCGAATCAAATATAACGCAACCGAGTCAACGCGTTACATTGGGATCGCTGAGCGCATTATTGCCTCCACTGAGCCCCCGCCAAGAATTTCAGAACGGCCAGATTATTATCAGTGTCGGTTCTGTGACGCAAGGGCCATCTGCTTCGGGGTCCAGGAATTTGGAAAGCCACAAGCGTTAGCTGTGCCGTACATTTCATGTCGTCAGTGCTGCCACGCCACGCCAGTCATGGACGGAATTGGTAAATGGATTTGCGAAAAACACAAGCGTGGGCTTTCGACCAAAGACCAACTGGCAGCGTGCGACGATCATCTCTGCTTGCCTGGATTGTTTGCTTTTGCGGAAGCGGTAAACTATAGTGACAACCACATTGAATTCCGGAATACTGATGGCCGCAAAGACGACACATGGGGTCATGGCCGAGATGACGGCTGTTTTTCCACGAAAGAACTAATGCACCTGTCGCAACAGCAGCTTACGCTCGGCATGGTTAATGCAGTTAAAAAGGCATTCGAAGCGAAGATCACTGGAGTATGCCAGAACGACATTCTAGATCGCTATCCAGAGAGCGACTGCGAGATTGTGTGGCGGGGTAGGATAAGTCGGCTAGAGGAAGCGTGGAAAGAACACTTCCAGCAGCCAATTACGTCAGAGGAGAAGGTATGCGAAAGCAATAGCTTCGGGTGTCAGGCCGTTGAGTTTATCGGAGGGTGCGCAGCCTTCATCTGGCCGGGCGACAAGAGCGCCGAAATCAGAAAGGGCAAGGAATAATGGCGAAGATCGAAATGCTGCACACGGGGGAGTCGGATGGCAAAAAAGATGATGAGTCTGCGGAGAATATAGACAAATGTGAATGGTTAAAATGGTACGTTGGATACAACGCCGCCATTCGTAGAGGCGAGAAGCCAGAATATAGGACACGAGCATCTTTTGCTATATGATATTTCAGCATCGTCAATACCAGACTGACGCCGTTACTGCGGTACACGCACATATCTGCGAAAAGCAGACTAATCCATGTGTTGTGCTGCCGACCGGAAGTGGGAAGTCTGTGGTGATGGCTAACACAATTAAACTATGGAAAGGGAGCGCCCCGTGGGTACGCGGGTGCATCCTAGCACATAGAAAGGAACTGGTTCTCCAGAATGCAGAGAAACTTAGAGCGTCTTATGGAGCGGATGATATCGGAATCTTTAGCGCCGGACTTGGCGAACGAGATTACGATTCGAGTATTCTCTTCGCCTCCGTTGATTCGATTTATAGGAAAGCTGGGGAATTCGCGCCTTTCGACTTTCTGTTCGTTGACGAAGCTCATAGAATCCCCCCTTCCGGTGAAGGAAAGTATCGAACTTTTATTGCAGAGGCGAAGAAGTTTAACTCATCTTTGCGAATCGTTGGATGGACCGCTACTCCATTCCGAATGAGCTGTGGAGCAATCTGCCATAAAGACCACATTCTAAACGAGGTTTGCTATGAAGCCGGAATCGCCGAACTCATCAACGACGGATACCTATGTAAACTTCGATCAAAAGTTGGTGCCATACAACCAGACCTTGACGGAGTTAAGCGAAATAGCGGAGGAGATTATATTATTGGCTCTTTGTCAAGGGCCACCAATAAGAAGTCCATCGTTAAGTCCGCCGTTGCTGAAGCAGCGAGAATTATTAAGGATGAGAATCGAAATCATGTCGTCTTTTTTTGCGTCGATATCGAGCATTGCTGCAAAGTCTCTGCCGAATTGCGTTTGCATGGAATACATGCCCCATACATTACCGGCAAAACGAAGCAATACGAACGTGACGGAATAGTCAAGGGGTTCAAGGATAGCCGCATTCATGCAATTTGCAACGTAAATGTTTTAACGGAGGGATTCGATGCCCCACACATTGATTGTATCGTACTCTTGCGTCCTACTCTTAGCCCTGGTTTGTTTAGTCAGATGGTGGGGCGCGGCCTCAGACCATCTGCTGATAAAGCGGATTGCCTTGTGCTTGATTTCGCTAATTGTATTGACGAACATGGGCCTATTGATACACTTGGCGAGAATAACCATGTAGTGATGGCAACATGCCAGCAGTGCAGGGAGTCTTTCAGTCGTGCTACAAGGCGCTGCCCGGCTTGCGATTGGGAAATCCCAAAGCTGGAAATAGAGCGGATGGAGCAGGCCGAGCGCGAGCGAAGGATGCACGGCGACAGGGCATCAAAAAAGTCGATCCTGTCTAGCGAGCCGGAAATATTGAAAGTGGAAACCGTCTACGTAGCACGACATCGTAAGCCCGGCTCGCTCGACTCTTTACGGGTGCAATACCGATGTGGGCTATCCATGTACAGGGAATGGGTGTGTCTTGACCATCCAGGTCAAGCCGGACATCTCGCAAAGAAATGGTGGAGTGTGCGCAAATTGCCGTCATCGCAATCGACGGTGAATGGAGCATTGCAAAACATGCTGCTGAGTCAGGCGATTCTTGACTGGACGAAAACGATCACAGTCAGGAAAAACGGCAAGTATTTCGAGATTATAAATTACAACCAATAGGGTCATGGATGAATCCTCTACTTAAAGCTGCACTCGAGTACGCTAAGCACGGGTGGTGTATTCTTCCATGTTTGCCGGGTGAGAAGCGCCCAGCTACGACGCATGGTGTACATGATGCCACTACAGACGAAAAACAGATCATCGAATGGTGGGAACGAAACCCTAATTACAATATAGCCGTGGCTTGTGGAGAGGATAGCGGTATTACAGTTGTTGATATTGATAGCAACTGCGAAGAGTGGCTGACAAAGTTACCGAAAACACTTACACAAAACACTCCAAGGGGGGGCTACCATGCGTTTTACTCTCACATTGACGGCGTCTCTAATTCTGTCAATGCTAAGCCCGGCATTGATTTTCGCAACGATGGCGGATACGTTCTGTTGTCGCCATCTAGTTTGTTCTTACCTGGGGATAGTGCTCGTATTTACAGGTGGTGTGCTGGCGGGCTCACTGACAGAACAAACCTGTCATCCTTCCCGGAATGGTTAATTCCAAGTAAAGGACAATTGTATGAGTCAAACGATTCTACGAGACCCGTTCATGATGATTCACACATACTTGAGCGAGCTAGGCTATATTTGGCAGAATGTGAACCAGCTATACAGGGGCAAGCTGGCCACGACAAGTTATTCTACGTAGCGGGCAGGATGGTGCATGGGTTCAATCTAACTGATTCTCAAGCCTATGGGCTATTGCTACACGAGTATAATCCACGATGTATCCCGCCGTGGGACTTAACAAGTCTAAGAGACGAGAAAGACTTCCGCCGTAAAATCACCGAGGCGCGTAAAAATCCACCTAAAGACCACAAACCAGGATGGCTGTTAAATGATTATTCTCATGATAACAATAATGGCAATGTTACCGTTGATATCGCTTCTATTATTTCGCATAGTATTCAGGCTGGATCAGGTAGGATCGACGCTACTGAAAATTCGATTGAAGTTAGCGCATCCAGAAATCTGGAACTAGATTTTCTGTGCCAACCAACTGGAATGTTAGGCGAGATGTGTTCATGGCTAAATGATACGGCGCTAGTTCGGCAGCCGTTCATCTCATTGGCGGCAAGCCTGACATTTCTTGGAGCGTTGTTCGGAAGGAAGATACGCGACAAGCTGGGGGGCCGAACGAACTTGTACTGCATGAGTATTGCGAACTCTTCTGCCGGAAAGAATCATGTTCTGACGCAAATACGCGAGTTGTGTATGGCCGCAGAATGTGTCGAGCTACTTGGCGGTTCTGACATTGCATCGGATACTGCTCTCGAAGATCGCATGAGTATTAGCCCAACAACACTTTTTCTGTTGGATGAAATTGGGCACTACCTAATACACATAAAATCTGGAATCAGTGGCCACCACGCGCTAATTGTTTCCGCGCTAATGAAGCTGTATTCGTCTGCTGGAAGCATGTATCTAGGAAAAGAGTATGCAAGCAGGGAGCATCAGCGCACGATCATACAGCCATGCTGCTGCCTATACGGAACGTCCACGCCAGCTCGCTTCATAGAAGGATTATCCCCCGAGGAGCTTCAGGATGGATGGCTTAGTAGGTGCCTTGTTTTCAGCGCGACTGAGAACATAAGAAAAAGCCGTGAGGACAAAGATCGCGACTATATTCCAGATGCGCTAATCGAAAAGGTTAAGATGTGGAGGGCGTACAGAGTCGAGAATCAGATAGAGAACGAATTCGCTAAACACGCAAACCAAGTTGCGTTTTCTATCAAGCCGAAGCAATTCCTGATCCCAACTACGCAATCTGCAAATAGGATTTTCCACGCTTTTGATGACGAGGCCCATGAGTACGGAGTTGGTCATCACCGATTAGCCTGCTTGTGGGGCAAGGCCGAAGAAAACGCGCGTCGCGTTGCGTTGAACGTAGCTGCCGGCAATCATTTTATTGACGGAGCAATAGATGTTCAAGAGGCTGATTATGCGTGTAGGCTAATACGCTTCCTGCTAGTTGATTTCTGTGATAGAATAGCCCCAGAGATCGTGGCAAGCGAAGCCGAGAGGAATAAACGAAAGGTGCGCAGTGCCATAGCTAGCGCTGGGATAAACGGCATGGCACAAAGCGATCTTACGCGGGTTACACAGTGGACGGATCATAGAAGCAGAAATAGTATGCTGAATGATCTCGTTGAAGCTGGAGAAATCATCATGGAGAGGTTCGGCTCCACTTGCTATTACTGGACTGCCGGAAACGCTGCGGAGTATTCAAAAACGCTTAGAAAGGTAACGGAATGATTCCAGAAAAAGAAATTGAAAATTTCCTAAAATTGCAGGAAAGAAATGGTTGATGAATCGTTTTCTGTAGTCCTGCCATTGCCTGTAAAGTCATTGCAGCCTAATTGCACAATAGGCAGCGTAGGCGGGCGATTTATGAAAGCAACAGCAATAAAACGATATCGAAGATTAGCTTGCGAAGCTGTCCAAGCGGAGGGCGTTGAGTCATTCCCGTGGGGCAAGGTTCTAGTGACGGCTGCCTTCTTTCACAAGACAGACAGGACTCGGGATCAGGATAACGCAATGGGTTCCTTGAAGGCAGCCTATGACGGCCTAGTGGATGCTGGAGTAGTGGAGGATGACGATTTCATCCACATGGAGCGCGGTGTCCCAACGTTCGGATACGACAAAATATCACCACGAGTCGTTTTGACAATTAAAAGATTGGAATAATTATGACAGATACTCAGTTTAAGTCAATGTTAAATTGGATGATCTGTAGTGATCCCTGGCCATGCTCTGCGTATGATTGTGCGCGAATGCAAGAATATCTAGATACGGAATCTAAAAAACGCGGATACAGATACTGGATTGAAGCATTACATAAAGAAGCGGTGAAAGTATGAAACTAATCACACCAGACCAGGAGGCGAATATCTGCCGTTTGTATGATTCGTCTCGTAGTGTAAAGAACATAGTGAAGATGCTTGACATTTCTCGCTATGCAGTGTATACTGTAATCAACGCTCGTAATGCAATCGCGAACACGACGAACAGTAAGATTCGTCGCATATTAAGAATGCTTGAAGCGGAAATACCGATCGAGATCATCGAACTCAAAACACTTACACCCGGGAATTATATTCGTGCGATCAGGGGGCTGTATAAACTGCGCGGGAAAACGCTCGATGGTGCGGAGCCGTTTGTATGCCCGGCTTGCGGGTCTATTGTGTCGTGGTCTATCAGCAAGTGTTATGACGCCAAGAGTGGTAAGAAGGCTTCACGAGATGACATTCCATACGGCTACAGTATTCAGTTTGCCATGTGCGACATGCTATGCAATCTCGTGAACCTGCATACGCTTGGTATTATCGACAATCCGTTATTTTGCAGCCTAGCTACAGAAACAAAAGATTTACTGGAGTATGTTCATGGTAAAGAAAACACGACCAACACCAACTGATCTGGTAAAATCAACAATTGCGAAGAAGAATTTGTCATGGCACGACAAGTTGAGTGATGACGATAAGCAGTACGTGTATGAGGTAATTATCGCCATGCGGGCATGTGGTGCGTCTGCGCGATCTGTTGCTGTCGCATTGAAGAAAGAGTTGAATTTAACTGTGAGCGAAAATGCCATACGCGAAAAGATAGGGAAATTACTATGAGAAAAAAAGCAGAAGCACTTGTGAACGATGCTGATAATGCCGTCATGGAGCAAGATTTAGCCAAGCGAGTCTTGGGCGAGGCAAAATGGAAGCATAAGCACAAGGAAGCTGTTGCCCATTCCCTGGTACTAGAGCAGCAACTTAACACAATGCTAGCTTTCGGTAGTAGGCCAATAGAGCGCGTCTGTCTGGGGGCCACGACACGAAACAGGTCCATTGATAAAGTGGCGGTTGTAGTTCCAGCAACCGACTGGCATGTAGAGGAGCGCGTTGATAGTGATGGTGTGAACGGAAAAAATTACTTTAATCTAACTATAGCCGAAGTTAGAATCGAGCGCTTCTATAATAAGATTCTGGAACTTATCGAGTGGCAGAATCACCTCGCGCCTGTTGGGGAAATCTGGCACCCGTTGCTTGGCGACTTAATGAGCGGGTACATCCATGAGGAACTAATGGAGTCGAACGATTGCAGCCCAACTGAGGCTTGCGTTTTTCTCCAGGATATGCTTTGTTCCGGCATTGATCTCCTGTTAAAGAAAACAAAGCTGCCGATCTTCGTCCCGACTTGCGTTGGCAACCACGGCAGAACGACTCCGAAACGGCGTATTAAGACGAGTTGCAAGAACAGCTATGAGTGGCTGCTGTACATGACTATGGCGAAGCTGTACGCAAAGAACAGGCGCGTTCATTGGGACGTAGGCACCGGCTACCACAACATGCAGACTATTATGGGTCGAAAAGTGCGCTTCCATCACGGAGACGGTCTGCGGTACAACGGTGGCGTTGGCGGCATCACGATCCCAGTCAACAAGTCTATTGCGCAGTGGGATAAGCTCTCGCCTGTTGATTTTGACATCTTCGGTCACTACCATACCTTCATGGCGTGCTATCCCAAATGGGTATCGTGCGGCTCGTTGATTGGGTACACTGAATACGCCCTGTCAATTAAGGCGGATTTCCAGCACCCGACCCAAACCTTCATCGTGATTGATAGGCGTTACGGCCTAACTCAAGCAACTCCAATTTTCGTAACCAAACCAACAAGGGAATGAAAGAATGCGTATTTTCGACTCTGGTGCAACTAGGGATAGCGACTTAGCGAAAATCGACTACGACGGATTCCTTAGCCCTCTGGTCCTAAGGCGCTATGCTGAGTACCTGAATAAACATCGTACTCAGGCGGACGGGAACGTGCGTGATAGCGACAACTGGCAGAAGGGAATCCCGCTTACCGTTTACATGAAATCGCTATGGCGACATTTCATGGATATGTGGACTGCACACCGATGCACCGAGGACGGCGGCGGATGCGCAGGAGATCACCAAGAGGAAGCAATTTGCGCAGTGCTATTTAACGCTTCTGGATATTTGCATGAACTACTCAAGCAGAATAAAGCTTTCGAGGAGCGCGAACAATGCGATTGCGATAGCGGGTCAGAAGATTGCGATATGGGGCCACAATGCGCCGGTTGCCCCATTCACGATGGCCGTGGGGTGGGGAAATAATGCCGTACATTAAGCCGGAATACAGAGAAAGTTTCGACAAAGAAATCGAGGAGCTTGTATCGCGCCTCAGAGAGCATCCCCCTGAATCGAGATACGGGCCAGCTAATTATGTGATTACGCGAATTATCGCAGGATCGCTTAGGCCACGCTGTGGATGGTCATATACGTCTACTTCTCATGCAATTGCTGTATTGCGCGATGCAGCTACAGAAATGGAGCGCAGAATGATGACTTTGATTGAACATGATGCCATCCACTGTAATGGGGACATCCCGGAATACGGAGGGTACGATGAATAATCTCGAAAAGGCTTTAGAGAAAGCGCAAGCGTTAAATCAACGCTATGAAGGCATGGCATCTATTAGCGTGCAGTACCAGCCTTATAATGGGCGATGGATCGCCGAAGCTAGTTGGTCGAGTGGATACAGGGTGCGGTGCAGTCACGAAGATTCATGTGACGCCATTGAATATCTGTGTTCCAAATTGGAGGGTGATCGCAATAAATAACCTCAAGAATACACGCTGCTATCTTGCCGGTGCTATCGAACACGATGAAAATTGTGGCGTTGGGTGGCGCGAGGGCGTCAAGCTCACTATACCGCAATACGGCATCCATTGGCTTGATCCATGCGATAAGCCAATAGCAATAGGAAGGGAGACACCACAAACGCAGCTAGATTTGCATAGAGCGAGGGAATGTGGTGATCGCCAGAAAGTCATGGATATTATGCAACCCATTCGCTTAATTGACTTGCGGATGGTTGATATCAGCGATTTTCTTATCGTTTACATCAATCCAGACCAGCCTACTTTCGGAACATGCGAAGAGGTCACGCGCGCAAGAGATCAGAATAAGCCCATACTTGTTGTAATTGAGGGCGGTGTCCACAAAGCGCCGTTCTGGTGGTTTAGTGAACTTGATTCGAATTTGTTCTTTTCGACATTTACTGCTCTGTATATATATCTTGATGCGGTTAATAGCTGTCCGCCAGTGGCTTGTGTAAAAGCCAGTAAGGACAAGTGGCTATTCTTCGATTGGATGGGCGAATGAAGCTAACTCAAAATGAAAAGTGGCGTAAAACGCTACATTGGCTTCGCAAGACGTTCCCACCCAGGCTGCCCGTGCGTGTTCGCGTACTACCAATGAAACGCTTTTGTGGGCATTGTTCCAGCGACGATAAGAGTTTCGTGATTTGCATGAACTCGAAAAAGCCGCTCGGTGAGAAGTTGGATACTATTATCCACGAGTGGGCGCACGTCCTTACGTGGTGGGGCGCTGAAGAGGATCAGCCTCATAGCGGGGAATGGGGCCTCGCATACGCTAAAATTTATCGTGAATTTGTAGAATGGAACTACGGGAGGGAGCAAAATGACACGTAAAGACTGGCTATGCCCAATATGTAACGCAGTGATGATCTCAACGAGCCCTACGTATATGATCTGCCATTGCGGAGTGAGTGGCTTCGCCTGTACACACGGCAAGCTGCACCCGAAATCTGGCTTGGTTGACCTTCCGCTGGCCGTCATTGCGTGTCGATCTGCTACGTCATGGAAACTTCGTGGATATCTCGGCTTGTGGGAATACATACCTCACGAGCATGTTGATGCACTTAATCACGCCCCCGCTGAAGGGGTAGTCGTCGCTAAGGTGCCTGGGAAGCGCGGTGGAGCGCGCTCGTTTAGAATGACTCGTAGATCATTAAAGCAGCTTGGGAGCTCCGAATGAACGCGCTGCGGCCCATCTAGATGAGTCTTGAGGCAATTGCGCCAAGGGTTATCGTAACCACGGTCCACATCCCGTACAACCCTATCTTAACGCGCCTCTTGAATCCGCGCAGATCACCGATGTGATATAGGGCACCTGGATTGCCTTCCTTGTCTCCGGGCGTACCGTTTAGATCGAGGTCAATCTTATTGACCGTCTTAATGCAGTGGTCCATCTTTGTGCCCATGACCTGAACAGCCGTGTGCATTCTCTCAAGTACCGCTGATTCTTTAGCTGTCATTTTCGTCATTCCTATCTATAAAACATGCTAACCGAGGATTTCCGTTTCCTCAGTTAGCAAACCGCCCATGAAGCGGGTTCTCCAGCCGATGGTCCCTCCTCGGCTGCCGCAGGCGGGTATAATACTGCATCCACATGGAACGCAGGTGGGTATTCTACACAGTCCCAGCAACGGGTGCATTCGCAACCACGCTAGGGTCTGTAGCTTGTGCGGCGTCCGTCAACTTGGATGCGACATAAGCGCGCCCAGTCTCCGTGGACAGCTTGGCAGTCAAGCAACTCTCGAACACTTGGCTAAATTCCTCGATGACGGCAGCCTCGCCGTTAAGAAATAGCTTCGCAAGGTCATGAATCTTCTTAGCCATACCTGAGTAGTCACCCACCGAGTAGTCGATAAGAAAGGCCGGGGTCTTCCGTAATCCAAGGCCAGTCAGCACGGCTGCAAGCTCGGCAGCGCTACGCCGACGCCCCTCCTGTTCGGTGTCCTTCTTGAACAGCCATTTCACAGCAGCAAAAGCAACGATGGACGAAAGAACGCAGACAAGCACGATTTCAAGAACGCTCATTTCAAAACCTCTCTAAAAGTGTAGTTAAGTTAAGCTCTATTTAATGGTGCCATATGTCTTCTTCCATTGCGCTACCACGCCAATTAGGACGCCTAGTAGAACGCTAAGGGAAATACACACAACGGCAACTTTACGGAGGTCAATATCAACGGGGTCATCCGAGTTTACTGGCGGGTCAATGACCACCACAACAGGTGGAGCTGGTCGAGGACGCGGTGCAACACGAGGTGGCCTCGGAGCCACGCGAAGAGGTGCTTGTTTACCCTCCCTGCGCTTCAGTCCGTCGATCTCGCGTTCGATCTTATCTCGCCACGGTGAAACAGGCAGATTGATACGAGGCGGTAGAACCGATCCCCAATTCTTGGGCTGCTTCCTCGGAAGCGGCCTCGGCTGGATAACCTGCGTCTGTGTTACGCCAATCTTGCTTGCGGCTTGCGTCAAAACAATATGAACTCGGCCACAAACAGATGCTATCACTTCAGACTGGAAATCCGATCCCCAGAGGATGCCGACCACCTGGTGTTTCTCATTGAAAATCGGGCACCCGGAGTCGCCTTGGCGACACTCGGAATCAATTGCCATCCAATCGGTTGGGTAAGCAGACCTTGGGGACAAGAAGCGCTTGAATGTGCCAACACCTGCGTACAAAAGACCATTTTGACCAAAGCCAGCATTCTGCAGATTGTATTTTATCGCATTGTCACCATCCTTACCATAGGCCATGTAAGCTGTAATGTCTTCAGCATCATTTGGATGGCTAGTGAGCCCGAGAATAACTACATCGAATACCGCATCGGCAACAATGACTTTCGCTTCAATACTTCGCGGCTTTACTGATCCGAGGAATATAACAACAATACGGCGCGCTCCGCGCACAACATGATTAGCCGTTGCTACGCAATACAATCCCTCGTAGTTGAGGTACACACCCGAACCATAGACCGTCATATTACCACCTTGGTCGCACGCAATACGAACAACCGATTTCAAGTGCCCTGCCTGCTCGACCGGCCCGTAGTTTCCAATATTCCGCTCGATTCGCGGCAGATCACCAATGTCAATCGGACAAGAGCCACCTGGACACTGCGCATATAATGGCGCAGTAAGCACCAATAAAGCCAAACAAATACCATAAATCTGTTTCCACATTCGAGTCTCCCTTACTTGAGTTTTATTGCTTGTTTATACGTACCGCTGCGCACGAGTTTGCGCATTAGCTTATTTGGGGACCACTTACTCACATTATCAGTTTCAAAGATACCAAACTCCCGTAGTATGGTTGCAACGAATTCCGAACAAAAAAACGCAGACGTGTCTTCTTGCCTAAAGATTGCCTGAATGAATGACCACAGCTTTCCGCCTGCTCGCGTAGCGCCACGCCAGTCATATGGTGTACCCAGTTCCTCGCAGAGCGCAAGATATAATGTTGGGCATAATACCTGTCTACTGTAGTGCCACACTTTGCCACGATACCGCTCAAGCAATAATTCAAGCGAGTGCGCCTGAATGCCGTCGTGTTTCCTGTGAGTGACAGCACATTGCCACGGCACGTTTTCGTTCGCTTCAAAAACGAGCCACTTTGTCCGCTTGTTCTTTCGCGCTAGTATCCCCACATGCGAAAGTGAGTAGCGCGGTATTCCGTATGTCGATAGGTTAATCAGATCGCTACAAAAGTGACCGCCGCTAAATCCAATGATATCCCCATCTTTGTAATCTCTCTTCATTTCTATATTATACCATGAGTCTGGTACAAAAGCAAGTTTTTTCATTATTACTGACTATTAGGTTGGCTTATCAAGCCCTCAAGCACATTGAGCCTACCTTCAAACTCGCCTGGATTAGCCTTCTGCATGGATCGCACCTGGACCCGTGAAATCCTGCGCGGACTATAGACACCCCCCATAACGAAGGGTATATCCAATGCCGTTACGCCGTTTACCTTAAGTGTATTTTGCACTGTGTCGGACGGCACACCCTGACGCACGGCAGCTTGAGCGATGTTCGACATCTCATCGAACAGCTTACGCCTCGCATTCTCGGAACGCTCGTGAGCTCCACGAATCTCGTCATCGCTCACATGCCCACCACGGGAGAGCGTAGACGATAATAGCGCATTAGCATCACGTATATTGCGGTTGAAGTCGCGCGCTCTCCACTTCAGGGATTGGGCGATGTCTAAATCCTGTATTCGCTGCCCGGTAATGACTGCTACTGTCTCAATCCACGGATTATACACCCTGCCTGACGTGGTGGTAATACCCATCACCCCCTTGTATATTCTTTCGGCACTCGTAATCGTACCAGGCTCAAATGCCTCCCATAGGTGTGCTGCTATCTTAACTGCTTGCTGATTCACACTATCCTGCGGATTATATACCGGGATTCCGTTATCGCTGTTACTCCACGCATCAACAAACTTCCCAAAAAGAATATCCTCACCAATGAATGGCTCGGCAATATCCTTCAGCGCGTTCCAAATACCCTCCTTTGGATCGCTACCACTTAGCAATGCTTTAATTGGTGTTACAAGAGTGTTATGCGGATCGCTATATGCCATATCTACGTAGCGAAACATACCAGCAGCCGTTCTACCAAGGTGCATGAATGCGCTGTTCCTCTGCCACGGAGGGACGAACCATCTGATATCGTCGTCGTCGTCCATAGACACACCGTATAAATATCTTGAGGCTGCGGCAATGCCAGTAGATGCCGTCATCGCAAGTAAAGCACCAACGGCTCGCTCTGCACCAATCTTCTTGATTGCAGGATTTTGGCTACGAAGGTCCTGCTGCGCATAATTAACCGTGTGATATGAAGTTCGTATAATCTCGGCAGGGAAGGAAACGAATGCACCAACGAGAGGAAAGCGCCTGAGATTCCTTACGCCTTCAGACACGCGATTCCATGTTGGATAGGTATTCTGAATGATCTCAGCGCAATACTCTTCTAATTCCACCTTAGATAACTCTGGCTTAGCTGCGCCCTGCTTAATCTCCTCATTTAAGAAACCGTAGATTTTCCAAAAGTCATCCTCCGCAACATAAGCCTCTTGCGTTAGCGCTAATCCGCCCTTCGTGATGGCTTTAACGGCCCTCTTCGCTTTCCTTGCACGGCTTTCACGCTGTTCTTCTAAGCTGGAGTGTGCGTCATCTATGGTGTTTCCAGTAAAATCTTTAACGTGAGCGCGTAATTCACCGGCACGAACATCCTGACCAACTACACTAAGCTCGACCAGGCGAAGGTATCTGGCGCGTAGCTCCGGATCGCTACCCTTCGTTATATTGGCATAGGTAAGTTGCCAAGCGTCCTTTAGTTTACTGACATGGTAGTGCATCTGCATCGTTGCGAAACCAGGGCCAGCCGCGAAGTTCCTGACGTGCGTCATCAGCGACATAACAGTCTTATTTAACTTCACTGTCGCATTGGCACCAAGCGCGTATCTCACCCATGCTGGCATGTCGCCGCCCTTTTTGAGCGCACGGGCGAAGGCATCCTTAATCTCCGGCGTAGTATACAATCCATTCAGTGGATTCATAGCCGAGGATTCATCAGCAGCTATGCGAGTCTTTAATTCTCCATAATCATTAACAATAGGCGCGTCATTAAAAAACGTTCCCATCCCTAACTCGCGTACCTCAGCCAGAAATTGATGATTAGCAATAAGACTACCTAGCTTCGTTACAGTCTTAGCGTAGTTTATAGCTGGGTCTTTGTACTCACCGAGTAGTGCACGAATCTCTCGCGGAATATCGCCACGCTTCTTGAGAATGGATAAATCCTTGCTACCAAGGCCAGCTTGCTTGATCGCTGCTATAGGAGACTCGGCGGCAGTGCCCTCGAAAAGCAGCTTCTCTATAAGCCCATGTATTTCAGGCTCGGTTTTATTCGGATACTCTTTCCTGAGCAACGCCTCGGCTTTATTGCGAATATCCTTCGGAACCTTATCCGCCCATTTCGGATCGTCGTGAATCCGGTACGAGCGATTGATATACATACCCTCGTTATCGAGAACAGTTCCAACCAAATCGCCTTGGATTGCACCAACTTCAATAGCACGACGCGTGAGGGCGTCAACATTATTACGCTGAATGCCTATCTCCATGGCAACATCGACAGGCAGTGACTCAAGCGGAACCTCCCCCTTCAGCGCGCCATCGTAAGCCTGAATGATTTCCTTCGACGGCTTGCCACCGGGAGTGGCAGCCTTCACGGCTTTCTTGTAGTCCTTCATCTTAAGGGCAAGTTCACGCTGAATACGAGAAATCCTACCGTCTTTTTTTACATTCTCATTGTACACAGATTGCGGAAGCTCCCCGCGCGCAGTAAAAAATCGCTGGCCAACGTGTTTAAGGAAACCAACACCCTTACCAAGCGCCTGAACGCTAACTCCGATATTGCCCCCAGAGCCCTCGATGAACTGCGCAACCTCGCCCTTCTGTTTTGGCGCTTCTATTGGTTGCCACGTCTCGCCTGCCGGTTGCATTACCTGTGCGGCAGCCACAGCTTTCTGAGCCATAGCCCAAGGAAACACTCCCGACCCGGCTTCACCACGAATGGCCTCAGTGGTCGTGCCCTGTTCGTACTTAGTTCCGCCTTTCCTGAATATATCGTCCTGACTAATGAATTTACCACCATAAGTCCATCCTGATTCCTGCACGTCCCCAGCGCCGAAACCTTGTCTAAGTGCTTCGGAATACGCATTTGCGTGTGTTCCTTTCTGAATGCTCGATTCAACAACTGTGCCGTCGGTGAATCTGATAGCAGGATGACTTTTTTCTCTAAAATCCGCTTGGAATTCCTCTTCCGTTGCCTGTTCCGCTTCCGGTTGCGCAACTGCCCCCTCTTCTGGCACAGCCTGCTCCGTGGGTTCCGGCACGGCCTCTGGCGGCGCTTCTGGCGCAACTTCAGTTGGTGGGGCAGCTTCCTGCTGAAGCTCGCTAACAACGGACCGAAGGCCCTCAGAGCGAGCCTTCGCCGTCTTGCCCTGCCCTGGATTAAAGCCCCACAACTTCCACTGCTTCCTACTGGGGGTCTTGCCTGCCTCGGCAGCGGCAAAAACATTTCGCTTCGTCTTAGCGCTGATGACCTGACCAACGCCAACGGCCCCCATTGTAAGGAGAGTCTGTACCGTAGTATCGGCGGCAGTCTGCGCTAGCTGTCCAGCTTTAGTAGCTTCGGGGTCTACACCAGAAACAGCACGAGCCACGCTATGCCCAAGCTCTGTGATAATTTCCTCGGGTAACTCTTGCATGGTGGCGATGCCCGTTTGCTTCAAGGCGCTTGAGACACCCGACGCAACAGCAGCCTTACCGCCGATGATCTTTTCGGCCCCACCGAGGCCGACTAACTGAAACGCCGCAGC